TTCCAGACCCTGTTGCTGATTGTGGGGGACAAGTATATTTTTTATTTGCCATTATTGTGTTATGTTTGTAAAGTTTTTACTAAAATCAATGTTATCACCTCTATCTTGTCTAACCTCATATAATAATGAATTAAATTGGTCTCTGATTTCGTAAAGGTTATATTGTTTGTAGATATTATTGTTAGTATCATAAAGAGTGTAAATACCATCATCCATTGACTTAGTTTGATTACCATATAGAGCAATTGCCAATGTTGAGAAATCATGTTCGGCCAATTCAATATCCAAAGTAATCGGGTTGAAAAAGGTATTAGTTATAATTATATCTTGGTTAGGTTGACCAATATATGGTGTGGCATTTGGTTTATTTGTCGGAGCCGATGATGGTGATAACGTACAAAATAACAGGTTACTATTACTGTCAGTATATCTATACCTAATAGCCTTCTGAGAAGAGTTCGTAACATTTTGTACCACGGGCTCACAGAAAAATGATGAGGTAACTAATCTAAAAAAATTAGGTATCTTTGTACCATCAGAATTTAAGTATTCAATTCTAAAACCAACTAACCCTTGATTAACAAATTTATTTCGATAATTAGATGGTACCTCATTTAAATTAATTACAATACCTTTAACATTTGGAAGTGCTGATAAAACACCACAATCCATTATTTTTGTTCTAATTTGTGCAGGTCTAATATATAATGTATAAATCCCAATTTTATTAAATTGGTCCGCTGGTAAAGTTAAATTATATAACCCACCCAATATCTCAACATTAGCATTACCACCTGTATTCGCATTATTAAAATACGGTTTTAGTAATGATGATGCGTCTAACTTTTTTAATACAAAGTTGTCAGTTTCATCCCTTGATGGTGTATAATTTAAAATTATTTCAACATCTTCAGGAGATACATCCGCGGGTCTTATAGTACCATAGGTTCCTGTTGCCATTCTATTATATTATCTTTTTTTTTATTTAATAAGTTATGATATTGAAAAATCCGTAACCGTAATTAACTATTTCACCAATACTCCTAACTTCATTCAATCTTTGTACTCTTTCGTAAGCACTAACTTTTCCTCTATCTATAAATACATCACTTTGTACTTCTGCATCATCAATAACATTTAATAATACTTCATTTTTTGTTAAACCCGAACAAACCAACATATCTGACGTTATTCCCGATGATTGAACAACAAAAATTGTCGTACCATCAACATAATCATAGTAATCAATATCATTAATTGTATAGGCGGTATACGTATTACCCAAATCAGGTCCCCAAAACGTACCTATATTACCTGAAGTACCCGTTATCGGAACACCTATTAAAAATTTCTCAGCAAATAAATTAGCCTTTTTACCGTAGACTTCCAACCCATTAACATTTGACGTTGTATAACCCGTAATAATTATTGGTGATGATGAAACATCATATACTTCTAAATCACAATTAGAGTCACCACTAAAAATATAATCATACATTATCGGAGTTCCCGACCAATTACCACCTGCAGGTACAAAATAAGCAGTACCATTTGGATTTGTTATTGTCACATCCGAATATGGTACCGATATTTCTTTTTTTATAATATTGTACCCCCATGGACTCATACCTGACATACTTATCGTATAGTCACCACTTGCAACGTATGTGTGGGTGTAATAATTAGGTGAAAAATTCGTTATTGTTTCCGTTATACCATCCCCCCAATCAACTTTATAATCTGAAAATTGTAAGTAACTTAGAGATTGAATATCTGAGGTATTATAAAAATAATATTCATAAGGATTTAATGTGGTTGAGGAAAATAAAAAATTATTCACAACATCCTTTTGTAATACCGCCCCGTCAAACGTTGAATAATATCCAATGTCGATGCAAGTTTCACTTATAAAAATAGGGATAGTTAAACCCGTTAATAATGAATTATATTGTGTCGTACCCGTATTGTAAGTACCACCCGATAATACTTCAGTCATTGACGAATAAACAAATGTTTGACCCGTATAATTTTTTGTTACCGCACTTGTAAAAATATCACAACAAATTTCAACATCAAATTCCTCGTTATAAGAATTACCTGTATAGTCAATTAAAAATATATCACCATTAATTACTTCAGGAGATATTCTTACATTATATATTCTATCACTCATTATGGATTAACATATTCATACCATTTTATGGGAGTACCATTCCCGATTCGACTACCTAAGTAATTATAGATTTTGTAGGTTTTATCATTATAATCCAACACAACTTTATTATAAAAAAAGTTTTCATTGTTAAATAAAAATTTATTAGGTAACGATGATTGAGGTACCGTCATCATTCTAACATACACACCTTGTTTAGCGTCAAAAAATTTAATTGACACATAAAATGTATCAAGATTTATTATTTTTCTTGATTTTAACCAATAATAGAAAAACCCATCCATGTTAATGGAATTTTCACCAGGTGATGTTATATAGTCAAATAAATAATTAGGTTTTTTGATTATTACATTTTTTAAACTTATCGACATATCAACAGTTTCATATAAACCACTATATGATGGGATTATAACCGTAAAATAATTAGTTTGTTTAGTCCCGTCATTAGAATCGTAAAAATCCAATTTAAAAAATGATTTTTTAAATGGTTTAGTTAAACCATAAATTTCTTCTTTAGTAAATCCTTCACTTATATAACTATTGGTCCAATCATTAATTGTTGACGCAGTAACGTTACTAGTTAACCCCGAATAAAAATTAAATTCGTAATTTAAAACTGTTTTATTACCTGATTTGTATGGTGAATGAGCAAATCTAATTACCTCAAAATCGTCAGGTATTCCCGACACTATTTTAATAACCTCATCTTGATATACTTCAATACTATCATCTCTACCCAAAAAATCCCACTGAATTTCAATAGGTATTGTTATATTTTGATTAGTACCTGGTACCGTAAATTTATATTTATTATTCACACTCGTCAATTTTAGGTGCCGCAACTACGGAATTGTTTATTAACCCATAACTATAATTACTTCCTTCACCAATTAATCTGAAAATAATATCAATATAAGGATAATGTGCATTGTTTAAAAATGGGTAATCAACACCAATATTATCATTATCAACATATCCGTAAGGGTATATATCTCTCCAACGAAATTTATTATCATTTTGTGAAAAATACGCATAATCAGGTATACCAACCACATTCATGGGATTACCCTCCTCAACATAATCAGAATAAGCCCTAATTTTTACAGGATAAAGTGGTTTATAGTAGTAACCCTTGCAATTATCTCCAAATGGGTTTGAGTTAGGGGACACTCCAATATTAAAATAATACGGATTAAATCTAAATTTATGATACATATCCGAAATAACTCGTTCTTCTTGACTGTAATCATTCCATTCACAATAATCCCCATCAAACACATCACCTTTAGAAGGTGCGTTAACATAAGTAAAAGGTTTACCAGGTATTCCATACGGTGTGGTATAAGAACCCATAGTAAAATTAGTATTGGAATCGGGATTAGAGTTTCTCCACCAAGTATTTGACGCAGTTGGATTAATATTCAACGGATGTGTATTGAATTCCCATCCTTGTTTTAACCCATAAAACCCTCCACCAGATTTAGTTAAACCAAATGTCCAACCAAGATACCCTTTCCATATTATTGAATAATATAGTTCACTAATCGGTCGTTTATGATTATCAATTATAGTTGACGTATCAATATCATCACTAAATGATGAAGTGTACACAGTGCTACCATTTTTAATAGAAATACGACTTTGTTTATTTGGTGATATATTACTACTTATAAGTTTTCTATTAGATTTAAAAATTTGTTGTTCAAATCCTGACTTACCTAAAACAATACTATCCTCATCAGTCAATATTTTATGTTGTCTGACATAATATGTCGACATAGTTTCACCACTGTTCGTTATGTCAATTATACGTTTAAATGTACCCGTTTGATTATTAGTAAAAGTCGTACCCGTAAAACCAACATTATATATATTGAAAATATATTCATTAGTACCATAGAATGGGTCACCTAACGAGTAAACCTGAAAAGAATCTATACCATCATAATTAAAACTTAATTTAACAAATTCACCAACCGATAAACCATGAGCAACAGGACACCTAAAGGAAATTACAGGTTGAGATTGGTCACTACCTTGACTAACAACAAATGGTATTCCATCCGAGGATACCCAATTTAACCCAACATTTGCAATTTCATCAAAATATGACATTTTTTTATTATATAAATTATCATAAACATAACTCACATAAATCGACCAATTATATGTGTAAGCACTTTTGTTAATGAAATCTAAATGCTTAATATTACCACTATCGTTAGTCGTATAACCTGAGATATCATTATCAATCCTTACAAAATCAAACTCATAAAATTGTGGAAACCCACTAAATAATACAGTCGAACCACTAGTACATATTTTATACGCTAACGACTTTTCATTTTCATAATATAAACTTGATTTATATGGGTAATAATTTGTGGTTCCCATATACACATTATTAAACAATAAAGACATTTTACTAATCGGTCTAAATATAGTCGACGCTTGTCTTTCATCATCATATATCTGTTGTAAATCAATACTAATATTTCTATCAAATTCAACATTTTCTTTATATGTTTGTACTAAAGGTACTTTAAACAATAAATTTAAGTCAGGAGCTGATTTATATCTCAAAGACCCTAATACAACTCTATATTCTATTCTTTCACTCATTAATATGTAATATCATCAAAATCAAACCAAGATTCTGCAAATTTATCATAAGCAGTTTTACCTTGTTTTAATCCAAAGTAAAAATGATATGGAGCACCTACCGTAATCGAATCAGGTGATGGTGAATTTCTATCCCAAGTGGTTATGTCAGCCGAAAGTTGTCCTGAACTATCAACCGAATAAATATACCCTTTAAAATAATTAGTTTGATTCAGGTTAGTTGTTCTAAAATATCTTGAACTTTTTTCTAATCTATCCAACTCTTGATATTTGTGTTTAAAAAATACGTTACCAGTTGCAACACCGTCAGTGTCCCAATCATTATCTTGAGTACCAAAAACATTATCTTTGAACCCATTTCTCTGTTTAATAGTCCATTGATAATACGGTACTTCTTGTGAAAATGTCGGAATATCCTCTAACCCACAATTATCTGAAACATTACCAACACCTGTATATATAATTCTCTTAGGAGTTAAATAATCTCTCGCCTGTGTATCAGAATTATAAAAAACACCAAAAACACTCCCTTTACCAAATTTAGTAAAAGAAAAAATCGAGTTTCCACTATAATAACCAGGTTCAAAAGGAACTATACCCATTTCAGAATTAATTGACAACATTTGAGCTAAATCACCATCAATACCTTGTTTAGGTCGACTAAAAAACGAGTTTATACCACCTATATTAGTACTATTAGCAATTCTCAACGTAATAAATAAACTAAGTATATCTTCAATACCATTATATGATGTAGGGCCAAGTTTATCCATAACGTACCCTTTATATTTATTCGATAATGAAACCTCCTCTAAAAATTTTTGTTTTGGTCCTAAATCCATCATAGTTGTTGGAAACATTAAATTACGTTTGTTACCATTATTATTTCCCGAATCTTGACCAACAAATTCATTACTATATGAATATGGTGCGCTTCTATAATAATAATTCCCATTAGTACTATCAAAAACCATAGTATCAACACAATATTTAGAAAACGGTTGATTTTCATCATCAAAAAATGTTGTATTTTTGAATGGGAATGCGTATAAAGTACCATTAATCCAATTATTGGTAAACATGAATGAAAAGATTTCACGACAAACCCCATACATAATTGTTTGTCGTTTATACCATTCAGCTAAATAAAAGAAATCCTCAAACATACTTAAAATTGGTATTCTTACGAAAACATAACAACCCCCTTCCATAATCGGTTTTTTTCCAATTAATGAGGTAAAACAGGCACTATCAGACTCTTTTATGGTCACTTGACCGTCAGGATTATCACCAACATAACAACCTAACGGAACCATCCCATCACATTGAAGACTAGCCAATACATCACTACCACCTAAATCTTCTGTAACATCATCAAAATTAGAATCAAAACTAACTTGTGATAAATCAAATGTAGTTGTCTCACCACCTCCATTTGGGCTATAAATCATTAAGTTACCGTTTTCCATCAAAACACAATTATTTCCTGAATTATTTAATTCCGAGGTTGATGAAGGTAATCTATCCGACCTCATAATAATTTGACGACCACTCGACCCCAAATTAAACACCATAGTTAAAGTTCCGTAAATTTTAGAATATAAACTACTAGTATCATAAGGATTTGTTGCTACTGGAGATGGTGGATAATTAAATACCACTTGTAATGATAAAACTGAACCACCTTCAACTTGTTCATTAGGGAAATAACCTCTATTATTACCAGTTGTTTGTGAATTAGTACTAGGAGAATAATAATAACAACTAGACGGACCCAATTGAATATTCCATTCCTTAGCCATGTCATTATTCAAACTAACCGCAATACCTCCTGCAGATGGTATAGTTGTCGATAGTGGAGGTGTTAATGATTGGTGTGTTTCATCTAAACTTGAGTAATATTTAGTCATTGTTGTTGTAAACGCACTAAATTGATTACCTGGTAAATATTGATAAGAATCATAAAACAATGTCTGATTAGAATAGGTATCTACCGTAGAACTATTAGCGATTATTGCTGGTGAATTATGTTTAACATTACGTAATTTACCTTGTATTGGAATATTTAAGTTAAAATCTCCAACAACAATTGAGTTAGAATTACCAAACGATGAATGACCATATAACTTACTTAAATCATAACTACATTTTCTTTTACTAGTGTTTGGGTCAACCCCTCTAACCATAAAAACCAAACTTTGACCACTAAAAGATTTAAAACAACTAACAGGTGAAAAATTAAAGTTATCACTACAATTTAAAAAATCACTATTAATATAAATCGAGTAAGCATAATTATTAATAAAACGAAAAGGTAATGAATTTGGTAAAGCCGTTGATGATAAAGTTAAGAAATCGTTAATTGTTTGAACCTTAATCACTTGGAAATATTCAATATCCATCGGATAGTTCGAATATGTAACATCTTCAGTAAATGCGGTAAACGTATATAATGAATTAGGTGGTGAAATTGTACCACCATTATTAGGGTTAGCATAACTAACTTGTCTTGTAAATTGATTCACATTCGCAATTAATGTTGGTGTACCAATTGTCGACCCTGTTATTGAGTTCGTTGAATATATATTAGTTGTCGCACCCGTTAAATTAATATCCATTGATTTTGTCGGGTCAGTAAATGTGTAAATTCCACCAACTTCATATCTATCAATAAAATTTGGGTCAACAGGGACACAAATCACATTATCTAAATGCCAAGTAGTCCCCGAATTATTCAAATTAACATCAAAAGTAACTTTAATTTGGTTTACACCACCTCCAGGTGTTACTGTTGGATTAAAGTATTTTGCTTTAGTATTGAATAAGTTTAGTCTGTTTGATAATGTTAAACTTGAACTAAAAACGTATTTATCACCTACACCACTCAATTGATGTAATCCTTGAGATTTATTACCCTTACCCGCTAAAAGTTCCGAATAAATTACAGGTTGTGAACCACAGTTATATGCCGAGGTATCATAAAATCTACTAATTACACCCGAACTTCCTAAACTCTGTTGACTAGCATTTATTGAGTTTGTAGTAGCATTAGGTGGTGGTGTTAAATCAGTCGAAGCTTGCATACCTTTTTCACAGTTTTCACAATCAGGATAAGATAATAAACATACATGTATTCTAAATTCAGTACATAGACTAACCATCGCTTTTGCGGCATCAAATATTCCTTGTGCAGAATCTTTTATGTCTTGACCTTTACTACCCGTACCAGGTATACTATCAATAATGGCTCCAATAGCGTAAATAATTCCACCAATAACATATAAAACAACCGCAAGTATGGGAAATAAAATACACGCTATAAGTTTTAAAACGTGAAGTACCATTAATAAGGAGAAAATTGTGGGGAAAAATAATATCATGAATATCATGTACAATGTATACAGAAAATCAGGTTGGTGTTGACCATCATTAATCGGAAATTTAACATTATCAGATTCACATGTTGTATCAGTAATAAATTTAATACCAATAAATTTTTTCTTATTAACACCTTGTCTATATTGTGATATTAGACTTGAAACTGTATACACTTTGTTATACACCATTTCATAAAATTTATCTTTACAATCAATAGCATCAATTATCATTTGTTGACCAAAAGTAGTAGTATCATCCCCATAATCATCCCAATTTACACTAAACGAATATGAACGCATCCTATCCGAGGCACCACCAGGAACAGGACCACTAGACGACCAACCATACTCTCTAATGTTTGGGACCAAATAATACCCTCGTTTAACTGAGGCACTTAAAGATGGTGATTGATTCCACTTTACTTTGAACCTGTACTTACCTTTAGTTGGGACCCCAATACTAGGGTCGGTTGATATAACTTGTTGACCAAATTCATTTGTGGTTACATAATCCAAGTTCATTGGTACATTTACCATCCAAACACCATTCTCATCAATAACTTGACCACCATTATCTAATTGGAAATTTTCTAATGAGGGTCTACCTTTACTATCTAAATTTATTGTTTGTCGAATAGCTTTAATTTGACCCGTTCCCGTAATTAACGAACATTGTTGACCCATTTTTCTTTTGGGTTTACATTTAGTACTAATTGATGATTCATCAATGTCTGAAATCATAGAACCCATATAAATCGCAACAGGATTTATTCGAATATTAGCTTGTTCAGAAATATCAAAATCAGTCCTTGTTATACCAATACTACATAATTCAGGTTCACCCCATAATGGTTCAACTTCAACATTACGAGAGAATGATAGTATCTGAGGTAATGAATTTAAGTTAGTTGAAGATTTAAAACTATTACCATCAACCATAGAAGATGTTGCCAAACCCATTGAAATTAAATCATTAGGTGTTAATGAAAATTCACCAATATCTGACAAATCCAAATCAACAAATAATGTTTGAGGTCCTGTAGGTACACCAAATATCATAAAATCACCACTATCATTAGTCACAGTAGTATATCTATAATATTTGTCATAAACTTCTATTAATGTTGGGTCAGTTATAACATCTTCTCTATCAAAAAAAGTCCCTGTCGGAGTGTGTCCATTATATGATGGTGCATAAGGTAATAAATTATATCTATACCCATCTTCATTTTGGTCCGTTATTACTCTATAAGGGTATATCTCGGAAATAATCGGATTATCCGCATCTTGTTCGGATAACGGTATAAATACAGAAACTCTGGCATTAGGTAACCCTAAACCATTATTCACACTAACCCTACCAATAACTACCCCATAATCCGAGCATTGTCTTGTATAGATTTGGTCTTGTAATATTTTTAATGATAATATCTCAAGATATTCAAATTCTTGGTCAATTGTTACTTTTAATGATTTATCTACTCCAGGTGTTGTTCTTATTCTATAAGAATTTGACATAATATTCTTTTTACATAAATAGTTTATATACTATTTTTAAAAATAGATGATTATGAATAAAAATAAATTATCAACTGAAATTAACTGTTGATAGATTTTTAACCCTTACATTAATATCTTTGTTAGAATATCTAATTTGGTAAGTTTGATTTGGTTCCGCGAATATAGTATCGTCAACCAACTCAATCTCTTTTGTTTCATTATCAACATATCTTTGTGATGTTTGAGACGATGAATATTGACCACCAACTTTATTAAATACTTTAATATCCGATAATGATATTACTCCATTCTGACTTTGTATTTGTCGTCTAATTTCCGATAAATTAACATTCTGACCCATTTGTCGATTAGACGGTTCAAAGTATGTTGAAACTAAAGTAATGATTTGTGAAATAACCGCCCCTTGTGTTTGACTACTATCCAATACAACATCAATATTTAATCCCAAATCAATCACATTTGCGGATTCTATTGAGATATAATCGTTTATCATCCTATAGTTTGATAGATAGTTAGCAATATTACTTTTTAACGTATTAGAAACAACCTCACTCAATGTTCCCGATTCATCGTAAGCCAATATTTGTATTTTGATTTTGTTATTTTCTTCAGTGATAGCAACTTTAGCAGGTGCCCCAAATTGAGATGGCATTGTTCTAATAATTGAATCGTAGTCGTTTACTGTTACCGCCCTTTTTTGTGCCGCAAAGTTAAATGAAACCAAATTTCGAACTTCTTCCATAGTAGGGAAATTAGCCCCACCAATTGCCGCAGTTACGTTAGTACAACCAAGTGAATTAACCACAGTTGTATTAATTGATTGTGATGGACCATTAACAAAGAATGATACGGTTCCAATTTGAGAAATAACGTTAACACCAACATTAGTTCCTGTACCACCACCAACTCTATACTGTACAAACAACGTAGAATTACCTTTTAATGTACTACCTAACGCCAAGTTATTAGAATACTTGTATAAATCCAATTTAAACCCATTTCTAGCAAATTCTCTTAACTGTTCGTCAGCAGATTGACTACCACCACCAAATGTCATTTTTAAGAAACCTTCAGGTGTGAATTCTGAAATAAACTTATCACTTGTTGCAATATATTTACCAACTTTAATACCTGGTTTATCGGATACTTTTGTTGGGTCCTCAATGAAAACTCTATCCTCAGCTAACGCACTTACCTCATACCATCTATTTTCTAATCCCAAAAACTCTTGTGCCGACGGTACATTAGTATATTGTGTACCATCCTTCAATAAAAGACTAGTAATACCTAACACATTTTTATCAGGTAAAAACATTTCATAAAAAGGTTTAACATCATTGGCAGTTATAACTTTTTTGAATACCTTTGTAAGACCATTAACAACTGTTTCTCTTTTAACAATAGTGTAATTAAGTAATTTGTTATTAGAATCAAAATTAGGGATTTTTTTTCTGTTAGGGTACCCATCAGCATTAGTTGGGGATGTAAAATCAATATCATAAACCGTTTCAAAACTTTGTCCCGCACCATTCACCTGAGAACCACGTCTCAATATACCACAATATCTTAAATCCTCCTTATCACCAAACGCAGGAACTGTAATTGAAAAATCAACTAAAGCAACCGAAGGTCTTTGACCTGGTATCTTCAATCCATAAGTTCTAGCAATATTAAATATTGAAGAAGGTTGTTGAGCGTATTGTAACACTGTTTCCTGAATACTTCTATCAATATTAAATTGTAAGTTATCGGTAACCGCAGCATTTAAATCTAATAATACGGAGAATACCGACGCATCATTAAAGTTATCAACTAAATCAGGATAATACGTTTTAGTGAAGTTTATTAATTCAGTTCTTATTGATTGAAAATCTCTAGTCGTATAAGATATTTTTTTATTAGCCATAATTTTTTATATATTAATAATTACAAAGTCACTTGGGTTAAATGCGTCATTAGTTACGACATAATCAATCCTAACTTTAGCGGTATGTTCTTTTTCGGAAATTCCTGGTACTCTAAATACTCTTTCATCCCCATCTACATAAGTACCTTTATCTTCCTCACCATCAGATGCTGCTTTGACACTAATACTTGTTATTTTAAGATTTGGTAAATATTCATCAACAGAATCTCTAATTTCGGATTCTATTTCTGAAAATGTTGGACCATCAAGTGGTTCAAAAATATATTCATATAATCTTGTACCAAAATCAGGTAAATAATACCTTGTCCCCTTTCTTGTTAATAAAAGGTGAATCAAACTACTTCTAATCTCTTCTTCATTCGTTTGAGATAAATCTAAATATTTACCGTCAAAAGAATCTCTAAAAGGGAAGTTAATACCGTATGTATTTCCATTTGCCATATTATATAAATATAATGTTATAATATTTCCAATAAATAGATATAAAATAAAAAACTCTCGACAGTGTCGAGAGTTTTTAAAACTTAAATTATCCTATGATGAACAACCAAAACATTCAAATTCCGAATCACTTGGTTTTTCAGGTATCACGTCGACTTTAGGTTTTTCATTAGTAACAGGTCTTTCTTTTCTTGAGATATCCACTGCTAAGTGTTTCGCTCCTGTTGAAATCGCTTTAGTTCTAATGTAATAACTTAAAGTTTTCAATCCTTTATCCCATCCGTGAAAGTGTGATGAGGTTATTTTTGATAATGTTGGATTATTCATATAGATATTCATTGATTGTGATTGGTCGATGAAAGGGGCTCTCTCAGCCGCCATATCAATCAATTCTCTTTGTGAAATCTCCCAAATTGTTTTGTATTTGTTAATTAAATGTTCAATACGTGTAACTTTTTTATTGTAATTTTTATCCTCAACATCAAGGTAATGATTGAAGTTAATATTTTGAATTGACCCCTCATTTAAGATGATATCATTTTTCAAATCTTCACACCAAACACCAATTTTTTCAAAATCTTGAATTAAATACTTGTTAACAATTAAAATCTCACCTCCAACTACACGTCTGTTAAATAACGCTGAGTGAGCTGGTTCAGTCATTTCAAATGACCCCGTTATCTTAGCTGAAGATGCCACAGGCATCTGAGCCGTGAATAATGAGTTACAAATACCGTGTTTCATCACACTATCTTTTAATGAATACCAATCCCACATTCCTGATAAATCATCTTCAGATAACCCCCACATATCAAATTGGAACACACCTTTCGACATTGGAGAACCTTCAAAGTAACCATATGGTTGATATTTCCCTTCAACACATAATTGATTACTCTCAGTAATTGATGCGAAATAAATTGTTTCGAAAATTTCTTTATTTAATTTTCTTGCCTCATCAGATGTGAAAACATAATCCATTAAATAAAACACGTCAGCTAATCCTTGAACACCAATAGCAATTGCTCTTTGTTCTAAACCACCTTTAAGTCCTTTCTGAGTTGAATAACTATTGATGTTAATAACCTTGTTTAATGTTCTTGTAACTTTTCTAACCTCATCAAATAATAATTTGAAGTCGAATTTACCGTCAATAATAAAGTTTTTCAACACCATAGATGATAATGTACATATGGCCGTCGTTTCTTCATCAGTGTATTGGAATATCTCAGCACATAAGTTAGATTGGTGAATAACTCCAATGTTTTGGTGGTTAGTTTTCTTATTAGCGTTATCTTTAGAACATAAATAAGGAACACCTGTTTCAATTTGAGACTCCAAAATTTTTGTCCAAACCTCAGTAGCACTTACTTTTTTACCTAATCCTAATTCAACTGCTTTTGCATAAGTTTGTTCATACTCATCACCATAAGACTCTTGTAATGGTTTTAGACCCGCTTTCTTAATATCATTAGGACAGAACAAATACCAATCACCACCGTTTCTAACCGCGTGCATGAAGTTATCAGGAATCCACAATGCCGTGAACAAATCTCTCGCTCTTAACTCATCTTTACCTGTATTCTTTTTGATATCCAATAAATCGAAAATATCTTTATGCCAAGGTTCGATATAGATTGCCGCACTACCAGGTCTTCTTCCTTGTTGATTAAAGAATCTTAACCCTTCATTAACAATTTTTAAGTATTTTAATAAACCACCCGCGAATCCACCTGAACTTGTTATACGACTTTCTTTACTACGTAAGTTAGACATACATAAACCAATACCTGCAGCATCAGAAGAATAAGTTGAGATATCACTGAATGTGTTTAATAACCCTTGTCTTGAATCCGAATCATTATAATGTAACACACAAGACGCTAACTGAGGGATTAATGTTCCTGAGTTAATCATAATTGGGGTTGCTTTAGAGATTCTTTGTTCTGATAAAGATTTGTAGTAGTCCATAGCCTCCTCATATGATTCAGTAACCCACAAAGCGATTCTCATATACATATGTTGGGGTCTTTCGATAACTTTACCGTTAGGTAATTTCAACAAGTACATTTCTTGTAATGCTTTCCAAGCGAAAAAGTCAAAGTTATAATCATTTTCGTGATTAATAACAGAATCAATATTACTTGGTCCATATTCCTCAATTATACTAACCAATTTATCGTGAACGACACCTTCAGTATGTAAAACTTTAATAGTCTCAGAAAAACTATCCAAGGTATCTTTATGATACGCTGAGATAGCAACTGATGACGCCAATCTTGAGTAGTCGTGATGACTACCAGTGTACGATGACGCAATTTCATATACTAATTTATCCAATTCTTTAGTAGTAATATAACCTTCAGTTGGTACTGAAGTTATTACTTTAATGAAAATCTCATCAAAGTTAACATTAAGCCCTTTGGACGCTTTTTTAACTCTGTTGTAAATTTTTTGAGGATTAAATGATTGTTTCTCCCCGTTTCTTTTTTTAATTTTTAATGACATCATATCAATTATAATATTTTATTAAAACTCGTCAGTGAACGTAATTGTTTCATTCAATTTAGCCTTTTGGTATTCAAGGGTTCTATTTTCAAAGAAGTTACCTTTAGTTTCAACCGCAATCTGTTCCATGAACTTGAAAGGTTGGTCGACATTAAATTCTTTACTACAACCTAACTTGTACAATAGACCATCAACCACAAATTCTAAATATTGTTTCATTAAATTAGAATTCATTCCAATTAAAGAAACAGGTAGTGATTCGGTTATAAATTCTTTTTCAATTTCCAATGCTGAAAGTAAGATTTCTTTAATACGTTTTTCACTTGGTTTGTCCTCAATATGGTTGTTCAATAAGTGAATAGCGAAGTCACAGTGAAGATTTTCGTCTTTGAAAATCAATGCGTTAGCGTCACATAAACCTTGCATAATCCCTCTTGATTTCAACCAAAATATTGAACAGAATGAACCAGAAAAAAATATCCCTTCCACCGCTGCAAATGCTATCAATCGTTCTTGAAAAGATGCGTTCTCAATCCAATCTAAAGCCCATTTTGCTTTCTTTTGAACTGCTTCTAATCTGTCAATTGCGTGAAAACAATCATCTTTTTCCTTAGAGTCTGTGATATAAGTATCAATCAATAAAGAATAAGTTAATGAGTGTTCGTTCTCCATCGCAATTTGAAAACCATAGAAGAATTTAGCCTCAGGATATTGAACCTCTCTTGAGAAGTTCTCAGCAATGTTTTCATTAACAATACCATCAGATGCCGCAAAAAACGCTAAGATATTTTTGATAAAATATTTTTCATTATCTGATAAATTTTCCCAATCTCTAATGTCATCACTCAAATCAAATTCTTCAGCCGTCCAAAACGCCGCTTTGTGGTCTTTGTAAAATTGCCAAATATCATGGTATTGTATTGGGAATACCACAAATCTGTCAGGGTTTGGTTTTAAAATATTTTCCATATTACTCAGGTTTTTCTTTGTTATCTTTGTTATCTTTGTTATCATTACTTTTTTGATTCAATTTACGTTTCTCCATCAAATCTTTAATTCTCTGTCTATTTTGTTCTTCTTTTTGTTCTTCAAGACCTAAGAATGTAACTGATGACTCTGTATCAATTTCTAACATTCCGTTATCAAATTTACAGTTCTCAAACACAACCCCATCATCACCGATACGAGACTTAGTAATCGCAATAGTTGCTAATTTCATCTCTTTTTGTTGTAAAGTTTTAGCAACTGAGATAATAACGTGACCTACTTGTGCTTTCTTAATCGAACCACCCATTTGGTCAGTAGTAACAACCTCAGATGAGATTGAACTTCTATTACCTTGAGTTGCGGTCCAACCAACTAAATCAAGTTCGTGACACATAGCCTCAAATGACCTCATCACAGACCCCTCAGATTTCCATTCATCACTATGTTGTCTATCAGGTATAACACAGTCAATGTAATCCAAAAGAACCATATCAACTTTATTACCATCAGCAATCATTTTTCTGATTTGGTTTTTTATTTGGAACATTGATATTGTATCAGACGGTAATTTCGTTAGGATTAATTGGTTCTCCATTTTTTCCTTGATTTCCTTAACCGCAATCATAACTTCATCCTTTTTAGTTGATAAATCATCAGGGTGAACTTTTGTCCACAAAGTTATGTGTTTTCTTTGGATAATCTTAGGATTATCTTCAAAAAATATTTGAAGGACATTATAACCTAAATTAAATGCGTTATTCGCGATTTTAGTTAATAACGTAGATTTACCCACACCTGTCGGTGCCAAAACAACACCAATTTCACCTTTAGCTAAACCACCCTTTAATAATCGGTCAATACCTGGTATTCCCATTGGTATAGGATGTCTATAATCCTCATTTAAAACAGAATCTAAGTCAGAAAACACGTCTGACATACCACTTTCTCTTTGACCTACTTGTAAAGCCTCTCTAACTAATTGTTCAACTTTATCATAGTTTTCGAACTCACCACCATCTATGATTTTTTGTGCTTTGTTCATCACTTTTTGAAGTTCTTGTTGTTTACAAAACTTCATTGCTTTATCCTGAACAAAGTCCCCACCTTCAATAGGTGACTCTTTAATTTTTTTAATGGTATCAATAACCATTTTTGACGCCAATTCTTGTTGTAGTTCAGATTTTGTAATCTGTTCTAACGTATCATACGTTGGTGTATGCTCGTATTTAACGTAGTACTCTTTAATCATCTGCATGATTAATTTAAAGTACTTGTTTTCAAAGTAATTCACCTCTATTACGTCAATAATAGACCTTGCAAATTCCTTATCAACAATAATTTGGTTTAATAACTGTAGTTGAAAACTACTTCCTAAATAATCAAAATTTTTCTTAGAACTCATATGTTTTTATATTGTATTAATCATAAATATTAAACCTCAAGTGGAATTCCAAGATATTCGTAAGTTAAATTTTTAGATGAAAAAATGTCAGTCAAAGACATAAGTAAGTTTTTTAGGTGTGGGCGTACGTCCACAGTGTATCTTATCTTCGGAGGGTATATTTTAGCATCAAACTCTCTATGACAAATTGTCACGTCTCCCTCTTTAATATAGACACTAAAAGACTCAGGTCCATCAGTATATGATGTATCAAGTACTGAAGGGTTGTTCATAATTTCATACATGTTATCCAACATATATGTTGCAGATTTCATCTTTAATTCTCGTTCCAAATCATTCTTGAAATCTTTAATTAGATTATACAAATCTATCGAGCCTTTCGCTTTCGGATTATAATCTTTAATATTAAAAAGTCTTTGAACGATAATGTTGTTATTCACTTTCATTAAAAATTCCAATTTTGTTGCCGTTTGTTCTTTCATACTTTTAATTTTTAAACTTTCTTTTTTCTTTTCTTGCTAATTTTAAATAGGGTGTCAAGAATTTCACCCATTCATTATCTCTCTTAGGTAGGTATTTGAATAAACCATCTTCCATCATCATTTTCATCAGATTCTTGTACCCCCTACCTTCAGGGTCTAAAGTTTCTGAGTAATAAAGTTCTACAATTTCTTTTCCATCATCATTAATTAAAGGGTTCGACAAATCAACTATTTTTTCATTAATAACAAAAAATTCATCACCAAATATACCATTTTTTGTTTTACCACTTAATAAATTTTTAAGTGCCGAGTTTTCTTTATCTTCTTTTAACATACCCTCAGCTCTTGTTAAAATATCGGAAACAGATACCACTTTTTCAAGTATCTCAGGAAATAATTTGATAAATGTTTTTTCACCTAAGTAATATATACCGTCAATATTATCTGACTTATCACCCGATAGTATTTTATAGGTTGTAACGTTCTGATGAGGTATCTCAATGTTGTCAATTTTGATTTTATCCCCATTCTTATAGACTTTCTTCTGTGATGGTGAATAGACACTCACTTTATCAGAGATAAGTTGTGTAAGGTCTTTATCATCAGAAAAAATAACTTTAGTTTCAGTTTCGGAAATATGACAATAATGAGCAATTAAATCATCGGCTTCATTATTAGGAATATCAATTTGTCTAACAAATGTTTCCTCTAAATATTGTTTGATTCGTTGTCTTTGTTGGTGATAAGATTCTTCGTTAAAGTTCTTGTAAACTCTACGGTTTTCTTTGTATTGAGGGTATATTAGTTTTCGAGATGAGGAATTATCTTCCCCATCCCAAAATACTACTACTTTATCAAAATTATGTTCTTCAATAAATTTTCTAATGGTGTTTAAAAAGTGCCAAATTCCACCCACATGTCGTCCTTCATGGTAAAATTCTTTTACACCATGAAATCCAATTTTAAATAAATTATTCCCGTCAATTAATAGGGTTTTTGTCATTTTTTACCATTAAATGGTTCTACAATCAATCTTCGAATTCTTCTTCCGCTTCAGTAGATGCAAAAATTTCACTCAGTTTGAAGTCACCTTCACCACCTAATTTTTGATTCCAATATTCGGAAAATTCTTTTTTGTACTTGTCAATCTCGGTTTTATCGTCTTTGATATAACCTTGAGGAACTGCCAATATTTTACCATCTTTATATGATAACCCATTAACGTGGTTCTTCAATATTGAAATTTTTGTTCTCGTTGCGTAAACAACCGTTCTATTATTTTTAGTCGCGGTAATGTGATTAATACCCGCTTTCTTTTGATTACCAAATAAGAATACTAATGACGATGCTAACCATATAGCTTCACCACCTTTAGCCTTAATCTCAGGTTGTCCAAAAGGATTATCAGGTAATTCTACCCAAGGTTGATTAATAACCACCATACTCGCCCAATAAGGAACATCTTCTTTTTTAGTTTTAGATATTCTCGCTGAAATACCCATACCAATTTTATCGGCAAAAGTTGCTGCGTTATGTTGTTTACCACCTTTACCATCAAATGTCATCTTACAAGGTATTGAACCCACAGAATCCCATAAAAAGATAATGTTAAAAGGAATTTCACCTTTATCTTGAGCATCTAAAATATTATTGATAAATTCCGTTGCTTGTTCAATGTAATCAAAACTATCATTGAAGATAAAATGACCGTCCCATTCTCCATCAGAGTTTTGTTCAGCCTGAAGTCCTAATTCAACCGCATGTTCCCAATTCCATTTTCTTTCAGTAATAATGAATACAGGTAAGTCACCTTGTTTTTGTGCGTTCGCCGCGGCCAAAATCATTGCAGTTGTTTTAGATGAGTTTGAGTGCCCTAAAAACATACTGATGTGTCCTTTACTTGGCCCTGGTATCCCACACGCTTCAGTAAACGCCTCACCACAATTGTAAAAACTCTCAGGTTTGTATTTTGTCTTAGTAGAATACTTTTCTTTAATAGTGTCTAATGATATTTCTTTTTTCTTAATTGCCATAAATAAATGTATTAATAAATTTTAAAAAGATAAACCCCAAATATGGGGTTTATCATGAAATAATTCAATTAGAATGGTAAGTCTTCTTCAGGTTCGTCATTCACTTGAGAATCAACTAAAACTTCAGTCGTAACTTTAGTTTTTGACGCTCCACCGAATGTTTCTTCAGATGTGTCAGTATCACCGTAAGTGTACTTACCTAAAACAGTGTCCCATTTTGGTGTTTGACCATTAGCAATAGCTTCTAAGTACTCAACAGGTTTTTTAGAATAAACGTCTCTCCAAGTTAATGAGTTATTAACCCACTCATTAGCAACGTCTTTATCCTCATGAACAGGTGCTGGGTCATCGTACATAACTGTTTGGATAACAGTATACTCTTTTCCTTTAGGTGTCTTAGCCTTAGTTAATTCAAGGATAATGTCTCTACCGTTTTCAGGGTCAGTGATATCACCTTTAGCTCTCCAAATAGGAATGATTTTGTCTAACACACCTTCATTTTTGTAGTTGTGTTTAAAACGCCAAAACTTAACACCATCTTCAGGTCTGTCTCTGTCGATAACTTTAATGATATAAAATTTACGGGCTCTGTAATCACCTGCTAATTTTTTATCACTCTCTTTACCTGTTGACATCAACTCATCGTAAACTTCTGTTAGTGGGGAACGCTCATTGTCGTTTTTTCCTGGGTCGTACAATTTAAGGTATTGTCCGTCAACTTGAATTTCATGGAACCAAGCTTCAACGAATGGTGAACCACCATCAGTAGCTGGTAAAATTCTCAGTCTTTTTTGACCTTGTTTTTCATTTTTTTCTAAGATAGCTGCGAAGTATCTTTTCATTCTGTCTTCTTGAGACATTTTTGGGGTAAAGTTACCCGTTTGTTGTGCTTTCTCGTACTGAGATAACACCGCGTCTAAACTGTTTGTCGCCATATATGTTAATTTAAATTGTTTACTAAATTATAATCTAAAAATTCTTGTCAGTCAATTATGTCAGTTAAAAAAAACGAGCCTAAACTCGTTTTTTTTTTTATTGTATTCTTTTAAAGTTATCAGGTTCCTTACTATTCTCAAAATCTCTAAAAGATTTTTTTACATCACTTGGTGTGTAATCTTCAACATCGTCTTGAGTTAAAATATACTCTTCTTTTCCCTGTTTTTCAAATTTTTCTTGATTATCATCGAAATAATCACTTAATTTCTGATTGAAAGGTCCTGAATCTAAACTTCTTAGTTCCATTTTTTCTTCAGGTGATTTTGTTCTGTATTTCTCAATTTTTGCTTCTAAACTATTAAGTTTATCTACAATACTATCCATATCACCCAATCTTTCTTCAAGACTTGTTAATTGACCAAATAATTGTTCGAAATATTCTTCTTGTTTTTTCTCAACATTTTTTTGAGATTTAACTAAGTCAGTTATTTCAAGTTCTTTATTATCTTTTCCTTTATCGTCAAGTTTCTCAACATCAGGGTCAGATGTAATATCAATTGGTTCTGCAATTGGGTCTCCACCCATAGCATCAGGAGCCGCTGGTGGAACCGCTCCCATAGCGTCAGGTGAGGGTAACGCTCCCGCATCAGGCGGAATTGCTCCCGCATCAGGTGGTGGAGGTAATGCTCCCTCATCAGGTGGTGGGGGTAATGCTCCCGCGTCTTGTTCTGTAATATATCTATTAATTGAGTTATATCTTTTTAACTCATTTAAAATTTTAACATCTATTTTCATGCTCTTATCCATTTAATAATTGTTTAACTCCGTTATGTGTTTCAACCTGAACTCGTCTGTTTCTATTGATGGTGTTATCAACTCTCTCAATTAAACCATCTCTCATTCTAATTGTGTAACAATCACCAGTATCTAAATCACAAACTTGTTTAGTACCGTCACCCATATCTTTTTCTGTAGTTTTAGTATTCTTACCTAAGTAATTATCTAATATTAGTTTAGTATTCATAATATATCTTTCTATATAAATATCGTCATTTTTTAATTAATCGCATTATATACGTCAATTGATTTTTTTACCTTATCTTCTAAGTTTTTCAACTTAGTTTTATCATAACTATTATACACACTCATATCTTTCATCATAGGCCCCTTAATTGTTAAGTTATTAATAATTAAAAATTTTGCAATAGAGGATGCCGTCACCTCAACACTACCCATTCTTGATTTCCATCTACCAACAATAAATTTCAAATGATTATACAAGTCATTGAATACCGCATAGGGTAATATTGTACTATCATTCGCCGATGTCAAACAAAAAAATTGTTTATTACCTATAAAGTAAGTTTCTGAAGAACCCCAAGCACCATCAGATAATGTTACACCACCGTAGTTACTTTCATACGCAGTCATTTTAATATCACCATTGGCCGATTCAACATATAAGGCCGCGAATACGACATACTGTAATACACTTCCATCAACACCATCCGATATTAAAACATTTTTAAGTTCATTTTTAACTTTAGAGAATGTTGAGTTATTCACGGTAGGGGTAATATCATGGAATTCATCATATGGTGCAACTGGTTTACATGTTTGTGGTTGTGTCAATTCTTTATCACCACCACTAATCGCTTGTATTTTCTCTTGTTGTGATTTAGCAGTTCCATCAGCGTTTTTACTTTCCTTTTCTTTAGCCTCTTTATCCTTTTTATTATTCTCAATAATACTTTTCAATAAGTTATTTTTCAATGTTTGGATATATCCATCAATCTTAGGTAAAGATGCCGTAGGTTGTCTAATACCTGTAATAATGGTTTCAAATGAACCTTGGGTAATTGAATGACTAACTGTTTGAATCATATATGGACCATTAAACATTGGTACATATCTTAAATTGAAATACATCGTCGGTTGTATTAACGCATTACCCATCATAGATACTGTACAGGTATAACTTCTATTCTTATATAAATTATACAAAGATAAACTTTGTGAACTACCACCTCTATTACCTGCTTGATTTGCCATTTGGTTAATCACCTCCAAAGATTCCACTGTTGATGAACTATTTTTTTGGTCAACCATAAACCCATAAAACATAGATTGATTTTGAGGCCCAATATCAACATTAAATCCAACAACCTTGTTAGACTTATCCCAATCTTTTTTACCGACTTGGTTTTCCACTAATGGATTATCAACACGTCTTAAATCAAACGCATCATTTCTGTATCTATAGTCAACGTTTTCTTTTAAATCCAATTGTTCAGATGGTTTACCCGCATAATAACAAACCATTTTAGGTCCCGATTCTCTATAATCAACATCCATAAATGTACCAAATAATGTATTTGCAAATTCTAAAGTACCTTCAGGTTTTGGTTTTGGGTTTTTACTAACGTCTTGTACATTATAAAAATTCACATATGACGGTAAATTATGTACAACAAAATTGTTTTCCTGTAATATAGTTTGTACGAAAGATAACATACTAACTTTAGGGGAATCCAACACGTTTTGTAATCTATTTTTTAATTTATATACGTCAACTAAAACTTTCTCCCCAATATTTCTACTAGCTCTATCCAATAACAATATATCTTCAAACAATGTTTTAACTTTAAAGTCATTACCCGATATCCACTTGTCATTTAATGATTTAAACGACTCCCAAAGTTCAATTTTTGATTGAGGTCCTTCCAAATCAGATACTACTTGATTCTCAGGACTATTATTAACATTAGGTAATTTTTTATTTAAAGTTATCATGATATTATCAAAAACTTTATCTAAAAAATAATCTGTCTGTGTTAAATAATCAGTCATTGACTGTAAAAACTTAGTGTTATTAAAGGTACTATCCTTTAATTTATTAGTCGCATAAATTTTAATTAATGGCGCCAAATCTTTAATATTACTAATTTCAAATGAAACATTGTTATCAATAAAAAAGTCGGTAATATATGAACCATTATCATCATATTTTAATTTATCAATATTTGAGAAACCCACATAAGTTTCAAGGGCTTTCCATTCATTAGGATAATTAGTTATTGATGTTACCAAATTTGTATTTGGTGGTAATGCGTTTGGTGTTACAATACTATAATCACCATATTTGTATTGGTCTACAATATTTAAAAACGAAAATGTGTAAAAAAGTTTTTTATTGTAATTAGTTGGGTTACCAAATTTAATAATCTTTTTAGAATTCATAAATTCAATAATTGTATTATTAAGATTTTCAACTTGTTTTAATTGTATATTTTCAATTAAATTTGTACTATTTGTACCAGTAGTTTTAGGGATTTTAGCTAAAGTTCTCATCATACTTTGGAAGTTGTGTGTAGGGTCCCCTTCCAAAGTATCGTAAATTGTTTTCGAATAATTTAAAAACTCTTGTTCAAGAATATCTAATACGTCTTTTTCAAAGACACTAAACATTTCACTAATATCGTCATAACCATTACTATCACCATTTATCGAAAAATTTTCTTGTGAAGATGTTAATCCTGTAAAAATTTCTTTTAAATATTGAGATGGTGTTGGTTTAATTAATTTATCAACATCAAAATATCCATAATTAGGTGCAGCCCAAAATGTTCTAACTGAACCATTAAAAACCGCGGTATTACCCGTTACTTCAATTTTTTGTTCATTACCATTAAAACATTCTTGATATGTTTGATTAATTATAGAACCCTCAGAAGGCATCAAATAGAAACTAGTATCATCTAAAGTTTTAACATATATTGACCAAGGTATTACTTTTAAATTTTTAGTATCCGCAGTACTAGTATTAAGTAAGTTAGTTGATTGATTAATTATAGCCCCATCAACGTAATTTAGAGTTAAACCTGACGCTATACCATATTGTATATCAGTTGACGTATATCCCGTATACAACATAAACCCTTGATAAAATACGTTAAAATCATTAAGTGTTTTAGGGTAAAATCCAACGTTTATTAATGATGAGGTATCAGTAAGGCCAGGTCCCATACTAATGGTTGTGTTTTTTTCCAATATAATATCAACATTACCACCACCAATTGTCAATGAGTATACTGTAGTTAATCCACTTGCAACAGGGTCATAATTTCCCGCATAATCAAAACTTTTCCAAGAATTATCTAAGATATCATTTCCCGTTTCAATATAGTTTTTATATCTATGCCAAATTGACCCATATTTTAATATCCAAGCATATGGTACTCTATGAATAGCCCCAAATTTTTTCATAGTAGCAAAAATATAATCTAAATCAGTAGTAGAACCACCTGTATTTTTGGTTTTATATTTCTCCCTTAATGTCGCCAAAGGTAAACTATTTAAAAACAAATAAGCGGCCTCTTTATATGGGTATAAGTCAGAATTTCTAAAATTATCCACACCATTTTGGATTGCATTAACAAAATAAGGTGTGTTCATCATTGATACCGTTTGATTAGTATTAACATTCCCACTGTAATTTACGTATTTTAAATTACCTTCAGTAAAAAACTGTTTTTCACTAGTTCTATCAGAATAATAATTTTTAACATCATTACTTTTAATACCATCCGAACTTTTTAAGAAATTACTAAAAGGTAAACAAACTGTTTTATCATCATCACCACTTTTAAAGTTAGTAATTATTTTTTTACTTTTATTAAAGTTCAATACCTTGGTTGTATTAAACGCCACACTAGTATTTGCGATGGTTACACCATTTGCAAGATTTCCTTGTTCCCAATTTAAATCCGTAAATGGATATGTTTCAGTAAATGTCACAGAATTAGATGTTGTGGATGCTGATATATAATTAGTAATTACAGGTTCAGTTTCTAATGAGATTGTTATATCTTTACCCGAAATTTCCGACATAATTTCAAATTGAGAATCATTAACATAGTTCTTTAAATAAACCGTATTGAATATCCCTCTAATATAGTTCTGCCAACTTAAACCAACTCCGTCATTTGATATATGTTTTAATGTTGGTATAATATTTCTCGAATTTAACGCATAATCTTTTAGTTTTAAAATTAAAAATGGATTACTATTAGATAATGATTTCAAGACATTGTTACTTTCAACGTCAGCAACAACTTGAGCAATACTATCAATTTCACCCGTACCATAAACTCTACTTAATCGAGTATAATAAGTATAAATTAATAATCTTTCATATAATTCGTAGATAAATTTTACCTCTTCTTTATTACCAAAAATCTCATTACTTGCAGGATATTCTATAGAATTTAATGTTATTCTTTGTGTTTGGGTTTCACCATTATTACCCGCCGTAGGGTCTGATGGTGGTGTTGTTCGTTCAACAAATCCTTTTATAAATTCCTCAACAAATTCAATTTCTGGCCACACATCAAATAAAAAACCTTTAGTTTTACTAACCACTTTAGAATCACCAGGATACTGTATTTCATATTTTTCATGACCATCTTCACCCGATGTCGAAACAATGTATTGTGGCCAAGGATAAACAGGTATATCACTACTCACATTAACATCTTTAGTATCAGGACTAGCGTTAGAAACATCTTTATCAAAGATAGCATCTTTTCTAATCTTATCATCCCTAACATTCCAAGCCTTAGTATGTACCTCATCTAATAGACGTAAAAACGCTTCACCATTAGCAAAAATAACGGCTAACACATTTCGAATGTTAGGTGTAAACCCAATACCATTAGTTTTACTTACCAATAATTTTGATAATGACTCTGTTAAAGCGGTCTCAATCTCTTCACGGATTACTTTTAAGTCTTTAGACATTTTACCCGTTAAATCCATAAAAGAATTAGAACCCTCAAATTTAAACCATTCAGTTGGTAATATTTTAACATTATTAATGTTAACCTCATTTGTAACATTAAAAATACCAGCCTCTTTTAGTTCATTTTGAAAATTCTTAATATCATCAGGTGATGGGTCAACTTTAACTTTTTTAACTTGTCTATATGTCGGAACATAATCAATTTCTGACGGTGTTATTGTTGCCGTAAAAATATTTTCAGTTATTCGGTTTTCAACTTGACATGTTTTACGGTTACCATCAATAGTATACCCACCATTTATTCCAACAGTTTTATTTTTATTTAATAAGTCATTATACTCACCCAACTTACCAAATAATTCAGTTTTAGCGTTTTTTCGACTTTGTTCATCTGACAATTCTTTTTTAAAAGTATAAACTTTAGTTCCATCCTTTTTAATTAAGAAATTGGTTCTATCCATATATTTATCAAACCAAGACCCTTTTCCATCCGATAAATATAAGAATATTTCTTTCTCATATTCATTCAAAGTACTCTGATAAGTATCAATATCGGTTATTGGGTCTAAATTAGCTTTAGTAAAAGAATCTAAAGTATTTTTAATAAAGTTTTCAATGTTATCCCTCATTTGTACAATAGTTAACTCAGGAAAATCGTCAGGAATTAATCCTTTTGATTTATATTCATTGTACATTTCTTTCACTTTCTGATAACCTTTCTCAACAATAGCATTATCAACGTTTGAAAAATTACTAGGTCCACCTTGTTGGGTTTGGACTTTTAATCTTGATTTATACATATGAGGTGTTGCAATAAGATACCCCATACTTATCTCACCTAAAATAGTATATTTGTAAGTATAAAAATTTAAACTAATTTTAAAATTCCCATCACCTGAATCATATCGAGATGAAAAACTTTGTAACATTAACGCTAATTTAACCGCTTTACCATAATAACCTTTAATAGTTAAATGGAATAATGGATAAGGTAAATTGAAGAATGCCGCGTATGGTGAATTATCCCCCGCTTCAAATAACGCACGACCTTTAACGTCCTCTAATTGAATGTCTACTCGTGGCATAAATGAAAGGTCCTGATTAATACTAATACTTGTCATACCTAACAATCCATTGTCAGTTGCTCCTATATCACCATTAGATTTAGTTGTTTGTTTGATATACCAATCTTCTTTGTTTTTAGGATTAAAAATTTGTTTTTGTGTTGGTTGGTTAATACCTTTACCATCTAAAGAACTTTGTCCCGTTATTTCATTTGTATAGGCATTATCTAATAATCCTTTACCTCCAGGATTAAGAAAATTAATTGATGCCAATGAAACTGTTTGGATAGCGTCACCATTTGCCGACCCTACCGATAATTTAGTTCTCGGTAATACTCTACACTCTAAGTTAGCATACATTACCAAGTTTTCTTGTTTTACATATCGTTCTTTTACATTACCATCTAAATCAACCACTTTATTGGGGTCAACAATTGTGATATTATTGTAATCAAATTCTACTAAAATATTTTCTATTTTATCTGCCATAATATAAGAAGTGGTTATCTAATGCGTTTTTATAATCTTGTAAAGAAGCTACTAAAGGAACTGGAATTGTCAAGATTGAACCATCAGGAATATTCCATTCCAATCCTCCGTACATGGGATTAGCAATTAAAATTAACCACCCAAAGTATGGGGAACCATAATATTGTTGTGATAAAATATCTAATCTTGATTGTCCAACCTTGTAAATATATCGTTTATCACTAGTTTTAGTTGGTAATGTAATATACGGAACAACCGTTTGTTCACCATTTAAAACAAAATTGTTATATCTGTTATAATATTGTCTTCCAGCCATTATATCGTTATTTTACCATCAAAAGTTGATAATACTGTAGCATCGGAACCATAATTAGTTGTACCATAAATATTTTTAAGGGTCTGTTCTTGAACTTCGTTATTTGTGTCGTCTTTAATTGTATTATAATCCATTCTTCTAACTTTACCTTTAGGATACATAACTTCACTAATACCCGTAGTATATTTAGTATATTCTTTATCTTTCTTAAAATCACTAATAAGTTTTTCCTCTTTCTTTAATTCTTTAAGATAATCGTCAGATAATTTATCACAAATTTTATTAAAATATTTTTTAATTTTTTTGTTTACATCATTAGTTAAAGGACCTGAAATAACAAAATCTTTAAAACCTTGTAATTTACTACTATCGGTTAAAACTCTTGCCATCACCATAAAAAACAGTACATTACTAATATCAGTTAATGGTTTAAATGGTTCACCATCACCAATATTAAAGTCTTCAATTATTAACTTTTTAGTTTTTAATAATTTATAAAAATCCTCTAAACTTTTTGGTAATTTGTCGTAATCAGTTTCAAATTCAATAAACGTATTAGCGGCAATACTTGTACTACTAACATCACCTTGTTTTGTCGAACCACTAAGATTATATACTTCAGGTGTTAACCCATCTTTAATTATACCATCAGTTTTAGTTTTTACTAAATTAAGTTGTCTTATCAAACCTAATAATTCATTTTGTTGTGACACCATATCACCAATAATAGTTGATAATCCTGAATTATAATCACTAACCATGTTATTCACATATTGTTCCATGTTTTGTCTCAACAAAGTCATACCAACAGTTCCATCATCAATATTTTTATCGTCCAAAATATATCCAATTATTGGATTAACATTACCAACTTTAATAAATGTAATTACTTTTTCAAACAATGTTTTAGTTTGTTCAGTTATATCGGGTTTACCATAAATTATGTTAGTTCTATTTACGACCCCAATAGTACCATCCGTATATTGACGAGTACCAATATTATTCATCATTTGTAAAGTACCATAGTTATATTGTAAAACCACTTTTTCCATTTGATTTGGAATATTAGTATAATACTTAGTGGACACATCTAATAAACTATCCATAACTTTACCATACAGAATTTCTCCCGTATCACCAATAGTTGCTGGTGTTGTTTTAATTTCACCAATTGGTGTTCCACCTTTATTCGGTTGCTGATTATTAACCGTTTCATTTTTACCGTTACTTGAATTTGCAACAATAGAGTCAAATATTTTTTTATCTAAGGCCGAAGTATCTTCAGTTGCCGTAGCTCTTTCGTCATAAATCTCAGTATTCGCATAATAATTGAAAGACAACGCGTTCTGTAATTGGTCAACAGGTCCTTTTAACCCCATACCACCAATTATGTTAAAACCTAAACTAACCTCAACTATCATTGGTTGAACTCCAATACCTTCAGGGTTCATATCAAATAATAATGGGTCATATGTGAAACTAAGATTATTAGGTATAATTTTAGTATGATAGAAATCACCAATCCTAAGTACTAAGACAGGTGCTGAACCAAATGATGTATTTGTCGCATCATTATAAACAGGTTTCCCATCAGGACCAATAACAGGAATCGTATCACCAGGTCTAACACATTGATTTAAAAATGTTATACGAGAATTTAACCCTTCAGGTGTCATTGAGTGAAACGCTGGATTGAAGTACTTAATTTTTTCTTTAAATGAACTATAAATCATCGGGTCATTTTCTTTAATCATGTCAAAATAATCACATTCTGACAATAAAGCCCTTAACACTTTTTTACTTAACCCTTCTTTAAAAGTTTTACTAACATCCTTAGTTGGTTGTGGTTTTAATGGTGTTATTTTATTCTCAATAGTTTCAGGTTTTTCAATAACAGGAGGTGGTGGTGGTGGCATAGGTTCCGCAGTTATATTTTTGATATTAACACGTCTACAAGCCATCGCACTTAACGCATATTTTTGAGATACCGCATTACTAACACCTGTACTCCCTGATATATCAATATGACAATCTATAGATTCACCTGAACCCCCATCACCTTTTGGTACTATCACGGTTTCAATTTCACCTTTAGCAGTTGCTGAAACAACTTTAAATTGTTCTTTACCAGCAACCATAAATTCACCTAAATTAGCCTCACCTATTTTTGTCGTTTTAAAAAATTCTTTAACAGAACTAATTCTTCGTTCTGATAATGATTTATTATAATCAACTGAAGCAACGGCCGATGCCGAACCAACCATAGTTATAGTAATACTTTTTAATGTTTTACTTTTAAGTAAATTATAGGCCTCAACAATAAAACCATCAGTTTTTGTAATTGTTTCATAATTCCATTTAATTAAATTAAAAAAGGCATCCGTATTACGATTGATGTTACCTTCATCAAATGTTACTTTTGATTTATTATAATAGTTATCAATATTACTATCACTAGTATATACGTCATAAGTTCCTTTATAATTAGTTCCCGATGTTTTAGGTATATCATTTTCAAAGTAAAAAGAAAAATCTTTATACTTATTTTCAAATTCTTTTGCCGCGGTATCCGAAGTTGTTGATGTCTTTTGTGGGTCACCTGTACTAGCGGCATTACCACCTGTACTCGTATTTTGGGCTGGTATCGACTGTTTTAACGTTGATAATTCTTCAGGTGTTAATCTTGGGTTGTTTAATGCGTTTTGTATTTGTTCTAATTCGGAAACAGGTACTTTGTTATATTTTAGAGCTAAAGTATATAAATCAAATTTAGCACAACCCGCAAAAAACGATTCAATAATAGAATTAGTTCGTTCTGAACTAGCATCCTTTAATTGGTGATTCACAATTAAATTCAAAACCGATGGGTGGTCAACTACTATTTTCCAAGATAAACTACCCGTTCTACTCGTATCTTTATAAGTATAAATTGGTTCAGGTCTACCGATAAAACTAGTTGGATTCCAATTCGCCTGACTTGAATCATTAAACTTAATGTCATACGGTGGAAACCACATAACACGTCCACCATTTGGACCTCTTTCACATACAGGCAAATCACTTACTCGGAACCCATCACGTCCTGAAGTTCTCCAAGCTAAATTCTCAATTGAGAACATATATTTTTTAGCGTAACCCCCAGCATCATTCCAACCCGTTCCAGCAACAATATTTGATGACCCAGGATTCTTTAACGGAGCAATATTAAGGTTAAACGTATTATCTAATACAGAATTATTAAATTGTCGACCTGAAGTAGTAATACCATCAGTTTTTTGTAAATCGGAGTAAGTATAATACGGTGTATCTTTAGCAAATACTCGACAATATTCAACCCCCGCCTCAGCACCTGTCGTATTATCTGTATATGATACAACTTGAGAACCTTTAGTCATTTCTTTATAACCATCATTAAACACTTTGGAAACTTGATTAATTGCGTTACCAACATGTTTTAATCTATTTGGACCCGTAACGTTATCCGCAGAATTAATTAATTTTTGAGTATTATCAAGTATTGAATCATTTTTTAATTTTAAATTAGTCGATTCATTGCTTTGATATTTAGAACTAATAATATTAAATTCTTCATCAACACCACCTGTTCCACCACCAACTGTTGGACGAAATCCAGCATTACCTTTATACTTTGGTGATGTCCAAACAAAATTACCATCAATACTTTTACCATCACCATTTAAACCAAAATTTAAAGTACTAATGTTACCCTCATATAATTTAGAAATCTCATCAGGACCATAAACAGGTGCCAATACTTGTTTACCACTAGAGTTAACAGGAATTTGATTTGCTGGTGAAGTAATTTGAGATGGGTCTGAATTTGGACTACCGATATAAAAACTACTTGTTACCGTACCATTAGGATTTATAGCATTAGCAATACTATTAACTAATCCGACAACCGCACCTATAGGTCCACCAATTTCTGAGTCATAATTAGGTGAATATTTATTATAATATAAATTGGCAAATAAAGCCGACTTTTGACCATTACCCGTATTAGCTAAAAATATTTGTGAAGGGTTTCTTTTTAAATTTAAAATAGGTCCAAGTAATCCTCCCGTTAAATCATTAACGGTACTTAAAGCTCCCGAAGTTTGTGACGTTGGTAAACTATTATTAGTATTTTCTTCAAAATAATCACCAGGGATAAATGAAACGGGCCAATAAGCCCCCGCAAGTCTTGTGGCGAAATCCGCCGCCGCGATTATAGGATTTTCAGGAATTGTTATCTTCCAATTTCTATAAATTAATGGTTGTTGTCCTGTGGCGATTAAGGCAGCTTGAAATGGGTCTTGTAATGAACTTAAATTAACAACACCAACAGTACTTTGGTATATTTCAAAATTTATTCTATCTTCAAACGCTTTCTTTAAAAAAGTCGCACCTAATTTAGCTAGATAAGAATCTTGAGATAATGAACCATCAGAACCTGTTGGATTATTATTAAGTAATATTGAATATGGTGTATATTTTGACGGTAAAAAACTTTCTAAGTATGGACCTTGATTTGGTGCGTTATTTAACACCTGAAAATCATACATACTTAAATTGTACCCACCGTTAGGACCAAAACCATTAATAACATAATAATTAGTCGGAGACAAAATATTAAGATTATTAGGGGAATCAATTACACTAAAATTACTTAAACTTGTTTCATAATTAATAGCACCACTTGGTGGACTATAAGTACCTGTAACACTATAGGGACTTAAATTTTTTACAATTAAAGTATTTCTAAAACTTGTCGTAGATGCAAATGATAATGGACTTGGCATTTTTATTATTTTAATATAAATAGATTATCGAACTGTTTTTAAACAGTTAATCCGTTGTTAGTTAACGTTTCTTTTAATTTTTTACTTAACGCTTGTAATGTATCAGTTTTATTTAATACTTCCATTACTTTAGTTTCAGAAAGATTCCCACCATCAATCTTGATTGATAATGTAATATCGTGAGTATTTTTATTTTCATTTACCGTACCATTTGATTGTGAATTCATAGGTTGATTCAACATATTTAATTTCTCCAAAAATTCAGGACCTTTGGTCATTGCGAATATCGAATCTTGAGGTAATGTTTTAACAGTTTTTCCAGGCATTTTTATCATATCATCAACTTTTTCAATAGCATGTGTACTCTGAGGTTGAACATCTATTTTTGCGTTGTCAGTCACACCATCTTTTTTAATCGTTGAAAAATTAAACGTATCAGTTATTATTGTATTAAGATTTTGAAATGTTTTGGTAAATGCACCATCAACATATTCCCCAAAACCTTTCATTGTTGTAGTTAACGCATCAAAATTAAGTTTACCACCTTTAAATGATTCCGCTAAACCACCAGTTGTTAGATTTAATTGTTCTCTAAGTTGAGTTGTAGTAGTACCCGCGTTTTTATCATCAAACGCATCCGCCAATTTTTGTGAACCTTCTTTAGCACCTTTTAATACTTTACTTGTCGCTTTAGCTCCCGCAAATGCGTATTGTGTTTTACTTTCGATTGTTTTTAAACTTGCCGCCATCGCAGTTGAAACACTTAATTGGTCTTTAGCTAACTCAGTAATGTCTTTAGGTTTTTGTGATTCAAAAAACGATTTTCTTTCATCCTCACCCATACTACTAATTGACTGCATAGCTTCTTCCATATTTAAAGACTTACCATCAAGTGTCATTTTGTACTCACCACCAGCACTCATTTCAGACATGTTAGCTATCATTGTTTTTTCTTCTTCAGTGAAATTTCCTGAAAAACGAATCTTAGACATTTTATCACCAAGTTCCGCACTACTTAACGCCATCTTCGCTAAACTTCCTTGTGTCATACCTAATGCCGATTCAACCTCCATCATTTGACGTTTAGCCCCTGGCATAATTTCAAATTGACCTTTTTCATTTAAAGTCGTAAATTGTTTTGACATTTCAACAATTTGATTTTGTAATTCAGCTGGGTCATTTTGAGCTAAATCCATTAAACGAAGTGGGTCTAATAAATCTGACTGTGCAACACCTAATCTTTGTAATGATGCCGCCATCTCAATCGCTGATTCAGGATTGAATGCTTTATCAATTGTATTTCCAATATCACGAATATTAATCCTCATATTAACCGCCTGAGCCGCCATTTTAGCAAGACCATCCACACCCCCTTGAAATGTGTATTTATTCATCAGGTCAAGATTTTGAGCGACTTGACCACCTACTTTTTCAGCACTCACCCCAATTTCTCGAGCCCTATCCATGATTTTTTGAACTTGACTAGTTGATTGATATAAAGAAATACCAACGTCTTTAAGTCCTGTAATTAATGAGTCAGATTGACCAGGTAATACTTGTTGAATAGCAAATAAATCTTTATATGATTCTGTTGTAAGAACTAAATTTCTACCAACACTTTCAGAAACATTCTTTTGTATTTCAAGAATATTTTCAAAACCACCACCTAATTTAGTAACCTCAACAACGGCATCAGACATACTGATTTTTAAGTTGTCAATTTGGGCTCTACCTTGACCAAATTTTTTAATGACTTCAGATGTTTTATCATCAACATCAATAATAACATTCATGATTTTAGTAGGGTCGATAGCGTCCTTAAACGCTTGACCTAATTTTTGACCTATATCAGTAAGACCTTCACTAATTTTTTTCGTTGTGTTATTAACACCGTCACCAACACCGTCATTAGTTTGAAAAAAGAAACCCATATTAATTTAAATTGTTATAATATAAATACACCAAAGAATATTTTACTAATCCTTTGGTGTATTGTCTTCGATGATTTTATCTATCAAATATTTCCTAATATAGGTTGGGATATTTAAATAGTCAGTATACGACATCCTTAAAAATCTCGCTAAGATATAGAACTCATCTATTAAATATTTTACGTAATCAGAAGAAAGGGCGAAAAAACTCAGCCCCAAAGGATACATCAAATGTTACCTTTTCTCCAGACGGGGCTATTACTTCCCTCTTTAAATCTAAAGAAGGTTGATTATTGTTAATAAAATTTCGGATATGTTTAGAATCCATAATAGGTAATGTATCAATAAATTTTGAAATATACCCTCTGTCATTATTTCCATTAACAGATATAATTAATTTATTTAATCTCCAAGTAATTTTTGGGGGAATTAATCCAACAGGATATTCTTCCGCTTGTCTATCTAATTCAACTATTTCATTAAATGTTAATGGTCTTAATTGAACGGTCATTTCAGTTTTAGGTAATGTTGTTGTATATAAACCATTTTCATCAGGTTTATGTTCAGTTTGTTTAATATTTAACGACTCCAAATATTCTGTGTGTGGAAAATATTTATTAGTCGAGGGGTCTAATAATTGAACACTATATTCAGAACCAAATGATGTGTTTCTTAAAAAGATTAAGATAGCTTCAACATCACCTTCTAAAAGTTCATCAGGTCTTAAATCAGGTTCATATATTTTATTTCTCAATAACCCAATTACAATATTTTCTTTTGAATTTCGATTAGAATTCAATAAGTAATTTTCATCGTTCGCAGTTAAATAACCAACTTTAACCGATTTTTTCTTTGATTTATAAAAAATACCACCACTAGGTAATGTTACCACATCATGTGGTAAGTTAAAATTTTCTTGTCCAGCTTGCATTAAACTTTGTTCCATATAAATTACTTTTATTTTAAATATAATTGGTAACTTGTTTTAATAAACACAAAAAAATCCACGCAAACCAAATTACGTGGATTATTAAATTTAATATTTTTATCTTAGTATATTAAGACACATCTATCAGGACGTAGAGTTGCATTAATCTCTGCAACACCATCTGTACTATATCCTAAAGAACCAAAGTCAACATCAGATAACCAAGCACCTTGAAGTAACCATTTTTCAACAACAACTCCTGTTGGGTCTAACATTTCTAAGTAAACGTCTTTTTTATAACCTGCAGCATATCCCATACGACCTGTAACAGACTCAGCACATAAACGTACCCACTCCATTAACGCTTGAGACGCTGAAGGTCCAATCGGGTCACGGAATTTAACACTGATTGTTCCCCAAGTAAATCTACCCGCAACATAAGTTGATGTATTTAAAAATTGGATTTCAGTTGCCGCAATAGTTAATTTAGGTCTAGCAGTTGATTCAACGAACCATTCATTAATACCTAGTGAAGAATCAAACCTTAATATAAACCTATTTTGTCTTTTTGGTTCATAAGGAAGCGGCATTTTCATTAGTAAATCAGCCATATTTATTTATTTTAATTTTTGTTTATGTTTTTATTTATAAATATCCCTTGAATAATTTTTCTATTTACTTCCAGAATTTAAAAAATTATTATTCTAGTATAAAAATTAGTTCTAGTTTATTATTTTAATATTATTTTATTTATTAACTTTATTTAATAAATATATTAATAAGGCTTTTTAGTTCCTCCATGCGTTGAAATTGTTTTAATTATATTTTCTGGGTCATCCCCAAAATGTGATTTTACCTTATCAAGATTTCTTAAATCGTCATCCGAAAACCCTATTTGAGGTACAAAATTATTACTAATTTCATTTTTAAGAAATGCTTTCTTTTTTAAGAATTTTGACATTTCTTTAATATAATTAACAAATTCTGTTAATGCGTCAATCTTACCTTGTTCAGGATTAGTAGCTGAACCACTTCCATAAGTTACAGGATAAAATTTACATAAATCAAGATATTCCTCAATCATTTCTTTTTTTGACATATCACCATATCCCGCTAAATCACGATATTTTTCTAAATTTTTAACTAATTCATTTGAATTAATACCTTTATGATTACTAGCTATAAAATTATAAACACTATCTTTAATTACTGAAGGTGTATGTCCTCTAGCGGTAACTATTGAAAATATTGACCCATTATTGATTGCCTCAACAAAATCAGGCCATGCTGGACCTAACTTCGCTAACATTGAATCAATCACAAAGTTTTTATCACCTTCTGTTGTGAAATATCTGAAAGGATTTGATGCAAAACCAACAATAGTATGTCCATCATACTCAAAAGGTTCCTTACTGTCTAAATTACCTCTATAATGAGCAAAATCTTCTGTACTCATCGGTACTTCATTTCCGTTTTCATCTTTTAAAATGATTTTGGTTGGCATTTCTAAAATATTATCATCCCAATCGAATGCGTAGTATTTCATATCAGGTGTACCTGTATCGTCAAAACCTTCACGTAATCTTTTTCTATTCATTTTATTTTCTTTTTAATATAAATAAGCCGACACTTAAAAAAATGTCGGCTTATATTACTTCTTATTAAATATTCTCAAACGATGCTCCCGTCGGTGTAATATAGAATGTTATATCTATAAATTCTAACGACTTAGTTGGTTTAATGTAGATTTTACCTGTCATTTGGTTTCTATCTAAATCCGCAGTGTCTGAAGAAACTGTTACACGGAAATCGTATAAACCTCTATCTCTTCGGATAGCGTCCAATATTGGATTCACCGCATTTAAGAAATCTTGTCTTACTTTATCATCGTTTTGTTCGAATAACAATCTCACCGAAACCGCTGAAATCAATTTACGAGCTTGTAATAACAATCTTCTTACGTTTATTCTGTCAAGCGCTGACTCTTTAATTTGAAGAGTTTTATTACCCCAAATTACCGTACCAACATCTGAGAAGGTTGCGATTGGGTTAATTCTTCCTTTGTAAAGAACGTCTCTATCTTCTTGAGTCAGTTTCTTACGTGCTTTGATAGCACTAACTATACCTCTTGTGTAACCCGCAGCCGCGAACCAAGGGAACGCTACGTTATCGGTTAACGCTAAGTTTTTAGTTACTTCACCTGTTGGTGGTAAGTAGATTTGTGTATTATTAACAGTATCTCTTACTAAAATCCATGGGTAATAAGTAGCCGTGTAGTTAGAGTCAACTCCCGCAGTTTCTAAATTATCTACCGCCTCTTGTGGTAAAATCATATCAATTGGGTCACCTAATGATGGTGTAAACAAGTTATAATCAGGTGTTGTTGTAATATAAACAGAATCCGCTCTATCAAACTCAATCATTTCGACTGCACTTCCAACCAAGTCTGAGTTATTTACATAATCAATACCAGGTGTTACAAATACGTTGATGTTAACCGCTTCAGGATTAGAGAATGTTTGAATCCCTAATAAGTAAGCGTAGTAGTCAGTATTTGCGTAATCAACTCTGTTTTGACCAACAGTAATTTGTTTAAATGCACCCCAACCTGTTGCCGTAGGATATTTTAATGTTGGACAAGAACCTTTTAAGTAACCTGTTCTACCTAACACATATCTGTCAGAGTTTGTTCTATATTCTCTATAGATATCCCATCCGTCAAACCCTCCACTAACTAAGAAAGAGAATTTTCTAGCATATAATCTGTAGTATGGGTTATTTTCATCGTCAGGGTCTGAACTAAATTCTGCATCACCACAAACGAATTCAGGAGTACCACTTGTTGAAAACGCGTTTGGTATTGTTATAACGATAGCGTTTTTATCCATATGGAATCCTTTAGTTCTATAAGACCATTCAGGACCTGTAACCGCATCACATACTGATGTGCTTGGTATTTGTTTACCTTTATATTGGTAGAAATCTGTGTCAATACCAACAGTATCTGAGATACCTAAGTAAGTTCTTCTAATATTGTCACCAGAACTTCTTGAAACTGCGTTCGCACCTGTTGATAAACCAAATGGTGGGTCAAAAACAACTTCACCTGGAAAATCGTATTTAGATTTAATTAATGGGAATGGTGAACGACTTCCAGCGTATTCTCTTGTTGTGAATCCTTTGAATCCACATGGTAATGCGTCAATCGGTGCGTCTTCATTAAGTTCAATCATTAAATATTTTGAATTCAATTGGTATTCACCATCAGATGTTCCAACTTTTTTACCAATGTAATTGTTATCATTTGGGTTCATATTACAGTTAGTGAATTTCTCAATAACTACAGGGTTATTATCAGTATCGAAGAAATCTCTAACTAATACGTCAAATGTTCCGTTGTTAAATGAGATATTCGAGATAGAAATTTTTACTTCTGTATTAGCGTCTTCACCATCAGAAATTGTAACAAATTTAAATAAGTCAAATACTTTAGAACCTCTCAACTCAGAAACAACCCATGGGGATACTGGTGATTGGTATTTCTCTAAATAGAAACCGATTGAACTATTACTTTCACTTCTTGCGGAATCTAATGCGTTTAATTCACAACTTAAACCTCTAACATAACCTTTTCTATATGCGTTAATTAATAAAGTTGCGTATGACTCCTCAACAAATAATGGAATAGATTCTCTGTCTTTACCAAAATTCGATTTACCAAAAACTTTACTAATGTATTTTGAATCTGAAGTAGATAATGAAGTCTCGAAGAATAAATTAGTTCCGTCCGCTTTAGTAACATTTAAACCAAACGTTGAGAATGGGTTTTTAGTAACACCTGAATAACCACCTGTACATACCATACCAACATCTGTTAAACCTGATACTTCATAAACCGCACCATTGTCACTACCATAAGTTGCTAAACCTCTTGAACGCATTGTTGCGATAACTAAATCATCGTAATCAGTGTACGCAGTTCCTGAGTAAACATAAACTCTACCCACTAAAGTACCTGTATAACAATGAACAGGTTTTGCGGTTGTAGTAGTTGTAGTTGTTGTTGGAACAGGTGTAACACATGGATTTGTTGTTGTTGTAGTTGTTGTTGGATTAATTATTGTTGTTGTAGTTGTAACAGGTATTAATGATAAAGTTGTAACAAATGACCAAAAAGAATAACCTGTATAAGACCCACTACCGATATTATCAAATAATGCGTAGTACCAAGAATCATTTTGAGGTGCCGTGTAAACCGCACTTAACGAATCAATACCGTCAACATCAAATACGTTAGTTGAACCAGTGAATGCTGATAAAGTAACATAGTCAGAATGAGGTATAGTACCATAATAATTAATTGAACTTAATTCTGTTGTTGGTTCATTTAATATATTAAAAATTTGTAGTTTAATATCAGTATTTAATGTTGAAATACTATTATCAAAATTTTCATACGGTAAATTAAGTTTAGATGCAATTTCATCAGGAAATTGTGTTGGGTCTAAGAACGTGATACCGTCAATACTATTATTACATCCTGAGAAATCAATTGCAAAATCAATCGTTTTGAAATCGACACATTCTGTAACACAATCAACTGTTGTTGCACTTTCACAAAAGAAATCAACTGTTGTTTTATCAACGTTTGCTTTGGTTGTTATAGACCATGAAGGTCCCGCGTCGTACCCCGATAATCCTAATATTCTAGTAACGAACAATTGATTAGATTGTTGTAAATAAGATTTCGCAATGTAAGACGCTTCATACTTAGGGATTTGTGTATTCACAAATTTTTCAGGAGATGTTCCCCCAAAGTAAGATGTAAACTCATCAAAGTTAGTGATAAAAATAGGTTCGAAAGCTGGACCTTTTAAAGTTTCACCTACGATACCTAATGTAGTAACACCAACACTTTGAGCTACAAAACTCAAATCGACCTCGGATGTGTAAACCCCAGGTGATACGAATACTTTACTGTTTGTCGCCATTATTTTTTGGTTTTTTTATTTGTTTAATTTATTTTATTGATAAATATTCTGAAAAAAACCAAAGTGCTTTACTTTGTAGGAAGTATTTATAAATTAGGTAGAATATATTCTGCCTTTTTTCTACTATGGAAAATGAAGGGAAAGAGATAAAAAATTTAAAGATTTCGAAAGAGGCACACGATGTCCTAAAGAAGTATTGTGAGAAACGTGGTATTAAAATTTACAGGTTTCTTGAAAAGTTAATAATGGATAAGTGTAAAGATTCTAAAGATATCTATGGGGAGAATTAAAGTAGTGTACTATTTAACTCAATAATACCTTCCTTAGTATCGTCGTATTTAACAACTTCAATTCGTAATCTATCACCTGTGTTTATTTGTATTACAGATAAATCACTACCGTAATAATCATCATTAATATAAACATCAAATGAGTCTATATTTGAAAGATTACCGATATTAATATCCACTCTATAATTAAATAATTCAGTTAATATATTATTACCAACAACAAATAATGCGTTAGTTGATAAACTATCAGGGTTTGTATTTTCGTGTTTAGCTTTTTTACTTTTATTAGTCGATATCTCTAATACTTGTAATACCCTCGATATACCAGGTGACACCTCAAACTCATCTTCATCAATTAAAAACCCTAACATTGTGAATTCATAACTTTGAACATAATACTTTCTTTTTTCGATATCATTAACCGACTCGTCAGTAATACCATTCATTATTATTGGAATGTAATGACCTTTTATATTGGTATAAGCTTGTCTTGATGAAAATTTCTCTAAAACAATTTGATTAAATTTATTTAATTCCCTCATTCTATTACAAACAATCTTAACTTGGAATGTTATATCTACAGGAACAGGTTGTGGTATTTTATAAATGTCCAGACCATTTCTTTGTCCATCCCAAGTAGGTACTTGAGCGTAAAAAAAATGTTTTCGGTTTGGTATTGTATAAACAGTTGACGGGTTTGTCCCGTATTTAACTTCAGGAACTCTAACAATTGTGATAAATGGGGGTTCTACGTTTTTGTCGATATTTTGAATATCCCAAGTTTGGGCAAACTGAGCCCAATTTTGTGTGGTTATTAAAATATCAATCATGGGGATTATTTTACCTGAAACAATAGTTTTCAAATCTGTTTTAACAAATTCTATCATACCACCATCCAAATCGGCATGAAGTATTGATTTAGGAAGGTAAGTACCGTCTCTATTAATTTTTTCAAGTAACTCCTCTCTTCTCGGATACCCAACTTTCTCATCCGTTAATGGGATATGTTTCTTTATTTTTTTAGGTAACGCCATTTATTTTTTTTCATTATTATGTCTACATTTATGACAAATATACGGGTCATCACCACCCTCGTCTAAACTCCAATTCCAATTACATTTATCACAAAAAACTTCGTTATCAATAACATGTTCAATTAGTTTTAGTTGTTCTTCAGTTATAATCAGTTTCATAATCCTTTAAATTCATTTGGTCCAACAGGTGATGCCATAATGGTTCTATAAAATGGTTTATAACCACCATAAGTATGTTTATTATCAGAAACAACACGACCATCATTATTTACGGTATAGTATCTAACTAATGATTCAGTTTCATAATAACCAAGGTAATCTCCGTACTCAATATCAATACCCAATTCATCCAATTGTTTTTGATAAACGGAAACACGAATGTTACCAGGTTCAAATTGTTCAATTTTAGAAGTGGCAACATTTTTATTTTCGGGGGCCATAATTTGAATATACGCTTTAAATTCTATTGGTGGTAAAAACTTAATACCATCACTAACGGTTTCACCATAAACATTGTCGGTTATGGTTTTTTGTTTGTCAATTCTATATAACACCACTGTAAAGTTTAAGTCACCATGTAACCATTCTTCACCCATAGATATATCTAAGTCGAAATCTTCCGCACCGAAAAATTTACCTAATCTTGTTATTGGAACTTTATTATTTGACATATTGATAAATATCTTAATTATGATTATTATTTATTAATATAATATAGTTTTGGAAAATAACGAAATAAAACTTAATTTTGAAGTAATTGAAAGGAAAGCTCTTAATATATTGGAAGAATATAATGGTGCTAACAATTTTTTAATTAATTTAAAACAAAAATTCTTAACCAATAAGAATTTTGTTCCTACACGTTCACAATCAGATTACGTAATATCATACTCAGAAGTAACACCAAAAGTTGCTAAGAAATGGGTCGAAATCGACCCCTATTTTGCTAAGAAAATTTCTGATGAAAAATTGTATACAACTGTACCTAAAGAAATTTGGGTTGAGAAATTATTAGTTGAGAAAGATAAGGCTTACCATATTTGGGGTAAAGTATTTTCGGGTGAAACATTACACGACTTTTGGATGCCTAAGGGTGCGTTGATTAAAACACATACAACTGAAAAAGTGATAATTGATTATTCTAAGTACAGTAATAGACCACCATTAGAACATCAAAAAGAGGCGATTGAGAAATTAGTTGGTACGAGACGTTTTATTTTGGCTGATGATATGGGACTTGGTAAAACCACAAGTACAATTATTGCTGCGTTAGAAACGGGGGTTAAAAAGATTTTAATAATTTGTCCTGCGTCTTTGAAAATAAACTGGATGAGGGAGATTGAGAACTATACTGACAGAAGTATTTTCATTGCCGAGAATAAAAAATTCTCATTGGAACACGACTTTGTAATTGTTAACTATGATATTCTAAAAAACTTTCACGAATTAAAAGGTAAGACAGATTCGTTAATCACTCAATTAAATCCTGAGTTGATTATTATTGATGAGGCTCATTATATCCAAAATGGACAAGCCCAAAGAACTAAATTGGTTAATCATTTTGTACTAAAAACAAAATATCTTTGGTTGTTGACGGGAACACCAATGACTTCAAGACCAATGAATTACTTTAATTTGTTAAATTTAATTGAAAGTCCTGTGGCTCAAAATTGGATGGCTTACGCTATTAGATATTGTCAAGGGTATCAATTTAACGCAGGTAAAAGAAAAGTTTGGAATGTTTCAGGGGCATCTAATTTGGAAGAATTGAGAGATAGAACATCAAGACAAGTTTTGAGACGATTAAAAACTGATGTATTAGATTTACCTGATAAAATTATTACACCTGTTTACCTAAAACTTAAATCAAAAGAGTACGAAGCCATGATGGGGGAGTATTACAATTGGTATGAAAATAAAAAAGAAGAATCTTCATCATTAACAATACAATTTAGTAAGTTGATGAAGGTTAGACAAATAATTGCTGAAGAAAAAATAAATACAACTATAGAGTTAGCACAAAATATTATTGACCAAGATAAAAAAGTAATCATCTTCACAAATTTTACCGACACATTACAAAAAATATATCAACATTTTGGGAAAGATGCCGTTTATTTAGATGGTTCTTGTAGTAAACCTCATCGCCAACATGCGGTTGACCAATTCCAAGAGAACAATAAAATTAAAGTGTTTGTGGGGAATTTAAAAGCTGCGGGTGTCGGTATTACTCTCACCGCTGGTGAGGCTTGTATAATGAATGACTTATCATTTGTTCCATCGGACCACCAACAGGCTGAAGATAGAGCATACAGGTTCGGTCAAAAAAATTCAGTGTCCATTTATTACCCAATATTTGAAAACTCTATCGAAGGTGCTATATACGATATTTTATCAAATAAGAAGAATATTATCGACACTGTTATGGGTGATAACATAGACCGTGGTGATATTGTTCAAGAAATAATGAATCGTATACTCATTAAGTGATATTTTAGTATTTCAGCTTATTTATAGTATTATAATAAGATTATGAAAACATTAGAAGATAAAGTCAAAGTACTGACTGAAAATATTAAAAAAGAAGACGCCAAACGAACTTTACTTAGTGAAGCTAAAAAAATCGGTATAGAAAAATTACCATATTCTTACTCTGCCTTGAAAAATTTCATTGATTCGGAAACAATGGATTTTCACTACAACAAACATTATAAAGGATATGTTAAAAAATTAAACGACGCATTATCTAAGAAAGATTATGGTGATGTTGAACTTGAGGAGATAATTAAACGTATTGGTAAGTACAACAAAACAATACGAAATAATGCGGGTGGTGCTTTTAACCACGCGTTGTTTTGGAAAATGTTATCCCCAAAAGAACAAGAATGTAGTGGACCAATTTTAAGGAAAATTAATAGTTCATTTGGTAGTTTAAAAGAATTTAAAAATAAATTTGAGGAGGTTGCTAAAAATAGATTTGGTTCAGGATGGGTTTGGTTAGTCTTAACTAAACGTAACACTTTAAAAATAATCTCAACACCAAATCAAGATAACCCATTAATGAATGTTATTCGAAATGGTGGTTATCCATTACTTGGTTTAGATTTGTGGGAACATTCTTATTATTTAAAGTATCGTAACAAGAGAGATGAATACATCCATAATTTTTGGAAATGTGTTAATTGGGAATTTGTTAATGAATTACTTAAAATGAAAACTAAAACAACTATTAACGAAAATTTTAAATTGAAACGAATTATTAATGAAGGTGTGTCTGAAAGATGTAGTCGAGGTGAAGTTCAATTATATCGAAATTTATTTAACACCAATAAGTTTGTGAAGAATATTTACAGATACGGTGTTGAGAAAATTTTAAGTGAAGTTTTTCCCGATAATTATTATGAAAAAGACGCTTATGGACCAAATCAAATGTTAGGAATATATGATTTTGAACAAAAAGGTAGGTCGGTGATAAATAAAATGAATACAAATTATGAAGTCTTTTGTGTTTTATTAAACGACATTAATATCGTTATGGAAAAATTGGGTAAACCTAAAATTACTTTTAAAAATAAATCCGTAGGTGAACAAATTAATGAAGCGAAAAGATTAATTAGTGTAGCTAATGAATTTAAAACAAGGATTTTTTCATTATCATCAGGGACTTTTGAAAATATTATGGTCACACTTGGTAGTACTAACTCACTTGGCGAATTAACTGAGATAAAAGTTGTTGAGATTCTTAAAAAAGAATACGGTGATAAAAATGTTGAAAAAATTGGTGAACTTGGTAATACTGTTGATGCGATTGACGGTATTGACTGTGAAGTTAAAATTGGTGATGAAATTAAAACCGCACAAATTAAACCATATAAGTCCTATGATTTAGTTGATGGGTTTTATAAAATGTTAGATACTGGTCAAGTTAATCCGTATAAAACGGATTGGTTAATTTTTTCTAAAAATAATAAAGACGCTATGATATTTGATAATAACGGTATTAAGATAGTTAAAGGTAATTATTTAATACCTGAAATTAATCTTATTAAACATATTTATTAGTCTTAGAAGTAAAATACAACATAAGCTAAATATTTATATATAAAATATAATTATGTCAGTAATCCCCGAACCAGAAAGAAGTTCCCTATATAAGAAAATAAGACATATATTGGGAGCACCTGTTCGTTCAGTCGAATTAGATGATGAACAGATGGACACATTATTGGAATTTTCAATTGATGACTATTCCGAACAAGTACAAAATTTTTTAATCGAGTCACAATGGCCTTCTTTATACAATCTTAATCTTGACACACAATCATTATCAAGAGCGTTCATTTCTAAAAGTTTAGATTTTGAAAATCGTTATACTTACGCATACTCCAAAATAGTTGGGTTACAAGCGGGAGGTGATTGGGAACTTAAAAAAGATTATATTCAGTTAAAAGACAATCAACAAAGTTATGAAGTACCTGCGGACAGAGAGATTAATGAATTGTTGTGGTTTACACCGTCAGAATTAAATAATACAATGTTTGACCCTTGGTCTTTCGGAGCACTTGGTGCTGGTGGTGGTCTTGGTGGTGCGGGTGGTTTAGCACAAATGGGTATGTCAGGTTCTTACCTTATGGCTCCCGCTTTTGATATGTTATTAAGAATGCAAGAAATCAATATACAAAGAAGAATTATTGGTGGTGATTTAACATATACAATTACGGCATTACCAGGCGGTAAAAAATCTTTAAATTTAATGAACACTCCTGGTGGTAAATTTGATTTTGGTAATGCTAATTTGATGAGAGGTAAAGTTTGGTATCACTATTATGATACATCACAAGGTGGTAGAGATAAATGTTTAGCTGATAATCCTGACATTATTAAATTACCATCGGACGTACCATTCAATAAAATGTCTTGGACCGAATTGAATAATCCTGCTCAAGTTTGGGTAAGACGTTGGTTTGTTGCTTCCTGTAAAGAAACGTTATCTAAAGTTCGTGGGAAATATAGTGGTAATTTAAAAACACCTGATTCAGAATTAACAATGGACTACCAATCTTTGGCTACCGAAGCTAAAGATGAAAAAACAAAATTAATTGATGAATTAACGGGAGCTGAAGGACGACTAACAAGATTAAAACCTGATAAAGTAATGGAACGTGAGGCACTACTAGCTGAAAATTTAAATAAACAATTGAAGTACCGAGCAATGCCGAGACAAATATACGTAATTTAATTATGAGAAAACTAATTAATAAAAGAACTATTGGACATAAATATTATATGTCAACTGACCCAATTAATGATGGGGAACATATTAAATTTGTGGAAACTTCTGAGTATAGAACAAAAGGTGAATCACTAATAATTGTTAGAAATACACCAGCATCTAAAATTGTATTAGATTCAACAACTACTACATACATTAAAATAAAAGCGTTAACTAATGTTATTATCATACCATTTATTGGTAAAATTGATGAGGAATATGATGAAATATTAATTAATAAAGGTGCATGTGTTGAGTTTTATAATGTGGAAGGTAATTGGTATATATTATCCTCGGATGGAATAAAGTTAGAATAAAAAAAAGAGGGATTTAGGTCCCTCTTTTTAATTATAAGAATACTTCATACCCTTCACTCGCCAAATCATAAATATAATTTGGGTCAATCCCCACTTTATTCCAAAACTCTAACTCTTGGTCTGTTACTGTTAACAAGTCCTCAATAGTATCTTGGTCTTCAGGTCTAAATGGAATCCCGTTAATTAATTCACATTGGTCAGTTGTAAAGAACCCTCTATCTTCAGGGTCAGTAACTAATAAATTATCTCTAACCTCATCTTTAAAAACAATTAATAAAGGTTCGATTCGTTTATTGAATGTTGCAATTGCTCTTGGTACATTATACTCACCTTTCATATCAGGGTTTTCTTCGATAACCTTTGGGTCCAATCTATAACTATTAATTTGAATCATGGATGTTACCGATTCGTCAGGGTGTTTCCCATAAGATTCAAAATGATAATCTAATTGGTCTTGAGACCATCCCCTTTTCAGTTTAGTTACTTTCTGAACATCACCCTGAGACGCTTTAGTTCCATTATTAACATAAAAGATTACGTCACCTAAATTAACATTTAACTTATCCTTCATAACCAATTCCATATGTGCCATTCTTGACATTGCACCACCCGATTTTGTTTTTTGAGTGGTTCTTGTCATGTAGTCTTTAATAGACAATTTGACTTTGGCTCTTTGAGCGATTTGCATCAATGGGATATTTAGATTAAAGATTATTGAGATGTATTCGTAATACCACTCAACAAATTCTTTACCTTGTCCCTCTAACAAATAGTTAACACCTTTATCCAAGAACTTTTCAATATACAAGGGTAATTTTTTAGATTTAATAGTATTACCTGTTAATTTAACTTTCCCTTTATGTTCCATAGTTGCGTAGTTCTTTCTCGCTAAGTTGATACAAGATTTCCATGTACCGTCACAATCAAGACCCATCGCACCTCTCATAAACAAATCGTTAAACTCGGCAACATCGGCATCATAACCTGTATATTCTTTACCCTCTTTAACTAACCAATTAAGACCTTTACCAACATATCTTCTATCATCAACACCACCTTCAGGTAATGAGAAGTTCATACCATCGGTATCACATACTAGTGGAGTGTAATCACGGTTCATGAAGAATCTTAACATCTGACGTAAATATTGTCGACCTGTACAAGTAATCTGTTCACCTTTGTTCATATCACCCCAAGCAAATACTTGTGGTGCGGATAAAGCCCCAAATAATGAGTTGATGAAAATCTTAATCGGTAATTGTTTACGGTCAAATTTAAGGGAAGTCTTTTTATCCTTACTTTCCCATTCTTTCGCCAAGTTCTTGTACATAATACGAGAGTTACGGAAATAGGCTAACATCCCTTTCATCGCCCCCATAACGTCACACTCAGGAAACACATCGTGAACTAACTGAATAGAGGGGTATAGTGAAGAGTAATCAAGTTTTAGTACATCTTTTGAATAACCTGTTTTTAATAGTCTTGATAAACCACCAACAAATGCTCCTTTATCTTGTTTCTCAGGAATTGCTAATTTGTGTTTATAAGACCAAGCCAACATAATCATTTTCCATAATGTTGCGGTGCCCATTGTTGAAATACGTTCATAAGTAGTTGGTACTAAGGACGCTAATAGAAACGTTCCTTGGTTGAATTCATCATCCACCAATAACGTTTCCTCAAGGTCATCGTCAAGATAACGCTCAACTAAATCATCACCTGTTGTTTTAATGTACACTTTATCGTGTTTCTCACAAACGGAATCAATCTTTGAGTCTAACCCAACTTTTTTGTAGTTACCGTTCTCAATGTTTAACCAATATTCTTCTTTTTTTGCATAGAATGGTCCAATATCTAAGTGGTCAATGTATACACGGTCTTTAGCCTCACCATCAATATATTTGGTGATGTATTTCAAACCTGCGGACTTAATACTTGAGTTAATAGCTTGAGCTCGACGAACAGAGTGAATAATATCTACAATGTTATAACCCCACATACCAACTTGGTTGTATCTCTCCACCTCATTAGCTAGTTTTAATAAGTTCTCAGACTGTTTTATATTAGATTTAGGGTTTAGGGTACGGCATATCTTTTTAATGTCTAAATTCAACATTTTACATCTTTCGAATATCCAAACCCAGTCGAAGTTTGCGGAATTGTAACCACCAATAATAGTTGGTTTAACCTCATCAATAATTCTAAAGAATTCTACAAGACCTCTACGTTCTTCATCTTCATTAGAACACTCAATTACTCGTTGTAGACCTTTATTTGTTTTAATCCCAATCATGAATATACGACCGTCTTTAGGTTCCAAAGCGGTCGTCTCAAGGTCAAATACAAGTCTCGTGATGTCATTGTACTCATCAAAACCTTTGAATAATCTTTTTTCTCTTGAGATGAGGTATTGTTCTACAGGAGGTAAGATAAGAACCTTACCTTTAGTTATTTCTCCCCAAGGGTCGAGTCCACCATCACGGAAGAATTGAATTAATGAACGATAACCTTTTAATGATTTAACCATATATTTTAAACCAAACTCTAAACGGTCATTAACAACTCCGTCATCATGGCTTGTTCGTAATTTCTCAATCATAATTCCATGCTTAGACATTCCTTCTTTTTGAAGTGCCTTAGATGATTGGTAGAAATTTAAACCACGTAAATCTCCCACCCAAGCAAACGCGGTAAATGTATCTTTTTGGATTGTTTTTCCTTTCCCTGGCTCTTCTTTTATTTTATAGACTGAATCTGATACATAATCAAATTCTATGGCCACGATGTGTTCTTCAGGGTCATTCCCTTCTAAGAACGACTTAATTTCTTCTTCGTTTATCATATCACTTATTTTAATGGTTCATTAGCTGCCGTTAAAAACGACATTTACCTTACATCAATAAGTATATTAGTAAATTTGTTTTTTGTCAAATAAAAAAAGAGGGTTTTTGTGACCCCCTTTTTTTTTATCTTAAAAAATAATTTAACTTGCCACATCTGTAATTAACAGTGTATCAGTTGAGTCGTAATATGATAGTCTAGGTTGAGCATCACTTCTTAAAAATATAGTACAATTATAGTTAGCGTATACGTGAGTTGATAAACTAAAATTTACAGAATTTAAACCAAATTTAACTTCGTTTAATTGGAAATCATTACCTATTGTGTTAGAGTAAAAATTGTCAGTAATATTATTATTATAAAAATATTCACCAATATTATTATTATAAAAATAATTACCTATTTTATTACCTTGACTAACACTATTACCAAAACCAAAATCATTATTAATGAGATTAGAATAGAAATAATTTCTAATTTCATTATATGAGAAGTAATTAGCGATATTATTAGAATAGAAATCATTACCTATCTCATTATATTGAAAATTACCAGAAATAACATTACTATAAAAACTATCCCCTATTCTATTTTTAGAGAAATTGTATGAGCCAATAGTTAAATTGGTCCCGATAGTATTATTTTCAAAAACGTGTTCAATAGTATTTTCGTAGAAATTTGAATATACGGTATTACCATTATATCCGTTACCAATTAAATTACGATTATAAGTTGAGTAACTTTCATTATTATTATACCCATTACCAATATCATTATTATAGAAATCGTTATAGATTTTATTATCATTAAATTGGTTTCCTATTTCATTATTTTGAAAATCTCCATTAGTCCAAACATTATTGTTAAAGTCGTTCCCAATATTATTTCTATAAAAAGAACCACCAATTAGGATATTAAAATCAAAATCACTACCAATTCGATTATTATTAAAATTAGAGGTGATATAGTTGTTATTAAAATTTTCCCCAATTATATTACCGTCAAAATCATCATTCGTTGAGTTATTATAAAATCCATCACCAATTTGATTATTATCACAATCATCATTAAATGTGTTATTATAAGAACCGTTACCGATGGTGTTGTTTCTAAATGAACCTTCTAATAATACATTATTTGCCTGTAAAAAATCCCCAGTACCAAATTCTAAATGTAAATTAGAATAGTTACCAATATAGTTATTAACCGCCCCACCATCATCAATAGCGTCACCAAATGTTGTGTATTCGTAAACTTGATTTTGGTTTATGTTAGGTTGGTAATAACTCATTATACCATCATTATTTCCAAAATAATAAGGTGAATCTGTAGTTTCATTTATTGTTACACCTGATATAATTGCTATAGAATCACTCTCAACTGATATAACTTCAAAAAATGAAGGATTTAAATTTCGTACTGAAACAATTGACCCCGTTGTAAAAGTTGAATTAAATGTTGTGCCCGTGTTACCATATAACACGGCAGTTGTTCCTGTTAAACCACTTATCCCAACAAGACCACTTAATGGACTATCTTCGTCATATGAATATCCGTTATATCTTTTAAATAAAATACTTCTGTTATCATAGTCAGTTCTATTATTAAAGTTATCAATTCTTTCAGTGATTCTACCTTTTGCAGGACTACTAGTTACTTCAGTTGTATTCCAAGTTATGTCGTATGTTATTTTATCATTAGGGTATAATGTTGAATATACGGTAGGAGAAAATCCTGTTGTAGATATTGCCAATAATAAAATTGGCTCTGTTGTTCCTGTTTTATAGTTACCCGTTGTTATTGGGGTTTTAGTATTATCATAATTTGGTTGGTCGTAACACGTTTGGAAGTCAGTCATTAAGTAATAACTTCCAGCGGTTAGTGTTCCACCTGTGGCGAATGAATATAACTCATCGTAAGTACCTTCGTTATAGTTTGAATTAGTGAACGCAGAATATGATATATGGTATGTATCACCACTCAATTCTACGGGAAATAATGTATCCGTTGTTACTCCCGAAAGATATGTTAATTCCCCAATTGTTTTTCCTGTTAGTGCCATAATTTGTTTTTTATTTTATAAATATTATATAGATTATTAAAATTGTAAGTATTCATTATCACCAATTATTATATAATCGCCCCCCTCAGTTATTATAGGGTTAATTAATACATCAACAGGTGGTGTTGTACTTGTTGTAGTTGTTACGGGATTGTATGTGGTAGTTGTTGTTACGGGATTGTATGTGGTAGTTGTTGTTACGGGATTGTATGTGGTAGTTGTTGTTACGGGCGGACATGGTGGGCACGTTGGACATGGGGTAGTTGTTGTAGTTGTGGTATAAGGACCATTAACACAACAAGGGAATTCAGATGTATAACAACTTTCATACGGTAATTCATCACTAATAAATGATTCTTGAACATTGATAAATAATGTTTCTCTTATTGGTAGAATTAAAACCCCATCGTCAGACCTTAGCATAAATTGACCTTCATATCGGCCAACTCTGTTAGTGTCTTTATTAGTAAATTGATAATAGATATAATATTCGGGTTGGGCATTTGGGTCCTCAAAAAGTTTTTCCACAAATCCTGCTGGTCGTGTACTTATTTTTGGGATGCCTGTTTCAACATCAACCATAGAAAAGAAGATTGCCGACAACTCAATGTTTTTCATAAAGTTATCGTAATCACTTCTACCGTCTTTAACGACTTGTAATTTTAAAACAGGTAATGTTGCGTTTTTTTTAATGAAAAACTCCATTTATTATTTTTACTATAAATACTTTATAATATAAAATAATTAACTTTCTTTTCTTAAATCTCTAGAATAATGGTCAAAACGATTATGTTCAGTTGGTGTTAATAATAATAACCCACCATTGATTTTACCTTTTTTAGTTTCTTGGAAAATGTGACTCATCCACGTTTGTTCATAAGGGTGGGCCCATGTTGTTTCTAAAAACATTTTTCTACTACCTTCTTTTGATACTACTTGAGGCCAATTACAATAATAAACATCACCTGTCACATAAGGAACACCGTCAAAAATACTAACACTTTCATACTTAGTTTTTGGTGCGTTTTCTGAAGTACCATTTTGTGGTAATTCTTTATTATTAGGCCAATATTCTTCTCTAACAACTTGAGGAACATTATACCAACTCCATTGAATTGAATTGTCACCAAAAAATTCACTGAAGTTTAATTTAAGAAAATCAAATTTTTCTTTTTGGATAATTGACAAACTTTTTCTAAATAAGTTAGGAACGAATCTATTGAAACCATTTCGACATGTTTCACCTTCTTTTGGAAAGAAGAACATATCATCCTCAAAGAAATACATGTAATCCATATCAGACTTTTCAAAATGTTCTGCAATCCATTGTCTCCCACCACAAATACCTAAATTTTCCTTTTTAATGTGTTCAAAACCATATTCACTACAAAGTTCGGAATAGATAGGGGTTGTTGATAAATCAGTTGAATTATCCAATAATATTTTTCTTGGTTTTTTAATAAAATCCTCGTCATAAGATAACATTGAATCAATTAAAGTTTTTAATTGATTCGGACTATTGAATCCTATCACATACAGACCAACATTATCTTTTGATGGTGGTGTAAATGATACGGGCTCAGACAGTTTAATTTCTTCTTGTTTTGGAATTAATTTACCATCTTTTAAATCCTCAAAGAATTTACCAATTAAACCATTATACTCGATATCAAAATGTGATACTTTGTCAGAATGTTTATATGTGATAATTGAAAAAATACTTTCTTCGGTACCCATTAATGAATTAGATAATGTATCAGTCAATAATGAATAGTAGATTCCGTTAATTTCTTCGATAGTATTTTTAGGCCCACCAAAGAACCCTCCTCTAGCAACTAATTTAACCTCGTTATTAGCGTACTTATTTAATTCAGGTAAATTAAAACCATGAATTTCTGTCGCACCCTCATATGGGAATGTTATAAATGAAAATTTATCAACATAATTATGTAACTTATCTAAAACTTTGTCGTGAGTGAAATAACCAGGGTGTACAGTATTTGTAATACCCGCGTCTAACCAAAACAAATATTCAGTATCGAACTTATCCATAATACGAGCATCGTTCAGTAAGAACATTTTACTCATAACTAATGGATTATAGTACGGTAGTTTTGCTTGTGTTGAATCTTTAATCCAACCTGTTTGTTTTAACCAATTCTCACTATTTCTAATACTTTGTATTAAATCATAATAATCGTTATTCCTAAACCAATCTAAATTTCTTAATATAAATTGAGTATTAGTATTACTTCTACGTTCTGAGACAAATTTTTGGAGATTTTCGTCACCAAAAATAATCATATTCTCATCAATCTTTAGAAGTTCATTAAATTTTGTTAAATAATGGTCCATAGACCTAGCCCAATCATTAGATAATTGGTCTCTACCAATATCCCATAAACCTGTTACTATTGTTACTTTATTTGAACTCATATTAATTATTTTTCTTTTATTTTACAAACCCACGCAACTTTAGTAAACACATCTTGTAGGTAATCATATAGATTATTTTCAACACATTTTGAGTAAATGTCGGAGTTTTGTATTTCTAGCCAATTCCAAAATTTACCTTTAATTTCCGTTTCAAATTTTTCATTATCATAACAATAATCATGAGCCATAATAATATCCCCAACCTTTAAAAGTGGTGATATTAAATTAAATTCATTTTTTTTAACCCCACCATCACATAGAACTAAAGTACAACCATCTTGTTGGATAAAGTCAGATAACTCATTTTTAATATTTTCCGAAATAAATTCCGTATAATCACCTGAAAATAAATTCTCAACTTTAACCACAATATTTAATTTGTCAGACTCAACTTGAGGGGTTAAATAAATTGGTGGGTTAACATCGTAAGTGATTAAATCTGAACTGTGTAAATTGTTATTATCTAATAAATCTCTAATTATTAACGTAAGTCCTCCAGCAAATGTCCCAATTTCTAAAACACGTTTAGGTTTATTTTGTGAAATCAATTTATCAAAGGGATAAACTATATTTGGGTTCTGTTCTACTGATAGACCATTATAAGATAAATGACTAATACTACCGTCCCTTATAACTGAATTAAAGTAATCATTTTCAAAACAATTTTGTCCTGAACAACTCATTTTATTTTTCACATTTTCCATATTATTATTGTATAATACCACAATCATTTAAAAATGATTCTAGTTGTTTTATTTGGTTTATTGGTAAACAATTATTCTCATACCATTTTCGGGCATTGTTGATAATATCAATATAATCATCATTACTATTAATGTAATTAATTTTATCAGTAATTTTTTCCATAATATAATTATGTTCTGACGAATTGTATAACTTACTTCTAATATCGTCATCCAAAAGAGTGATGTAATGAACATCATCAATTAGTGGGTCATTTGTTTTTATACTTAATGGTTCTCTTAAACATAAAATACCAAGTCCAAAATATTCTAAATCTCGGTAACAAATTTTTGCTGCACCATTTAAACTTATCCCAAATTTATATTTAGTGATTTCATTAAAATAATTGGTCTTATTTAGGTAATCGGTTGGATTTGATTTGTCTTTAAATAAAAATAATTTATTAGTTGATAATAAATTTCGATATGCGTCTCGTTCACCATAACATAATCCATTAAAATAAATATTGTTTAATCTATCAGGATAATTTCTATTGTCCTCAATACGTTGAACATCACTTAAATTTTCTAAAATATAGAATGATGGTATAATATTATATTTTGTTGAGTATCTTGAAATAATATCATCAGTTAAATTTGATGTACATGAGAAGGCCACTACATCAAAGTTTAGAATTCCACTACTATCGTCCATCATCGCGGGAGCGTAGTCGGATAAACTATGAATGAATGTTTTATTAGTTTCTTTATTTGTGACGATTAAATTATAAATACTAAAAATAGAGGTTGAGGATGATATATCACAATTATCAAATCGTTGAGACAATTCAGAAATTGGGGTGTATATTACATCATCACCATATTTTGAAACTAAATGTTCATAAAATAAGTGATAAATTTCCCCAACGTACCAATCATGTTGGTAACGATTAAAAGAAACTTCAATAGTCATAACAAGGTATTATTTGTACATTATTTATTTTACTAAAAATTAAAAAATTTGAAGTTCGACTCCATTCTGAAATATGTGTTATATTTAATGAATCAGATAAAGTTAACATATCAAAAATTGTAAATTTAGTTCTCTCAAATAATTCATTTTGAGACATTACAGGTTTTTTGCCCGTCCAATGGTTCCCTATTTCATTCTCATATGGTATATCGTATGATATTATTTTACCATCACCTAATTCTTTTATTTTATCTTTAAGTTTAGAACTATTTGAACACACAAAAATTTTATCATTATTCACTATTAATTCACTAATTAATTTTTCATATTTTAGATATAATTTGGAATCATCAATGTAGTCGTAAGTCCTGAAATAGATTGAATTAAATGGTGTATTTAAATCATATTTAGTTTTAATGTTACGATATTCTTCGTAAATATTTTGATTAAATAATTTAATATCTTTAGGTGTTTTACTTTCTTGATATGGATATATGGATAACAATCCATATTTGAAGTTCTCAGGGTCGCTAATAAATAAGTCCCACCAATGTTGACCTGGTGATGCACTACCTAATGTGTAAACTCTAGTTAAATCTTCATGAACAATTTGACTTATAGGTGTATCAACAATTGTAACCTTTGAAAAATGGTTAAAAACCTTTTCATTAAATAAATCAAAAAAATTTTCGTTATATAAATAAACGTTATTTCTTATGTTTAAAATTAACTCAATATCGTATCCATTTTTTTTTAGTGTTTCGGCGGTTTCAAGGTATTCATATACCGCCACAATACAATCACCTAAACCTGATGAAAAATTATGTTGTATTAATGCTCTCATGTTAATTGGTTTTTATTTTATAGCTTCGACATTTAAACTCATTAATTTCCCATTTTCTTTATCCATATGTGGTATATAGGCTTGTGAGAAATCGTCAATATTTGAATGTTCAGTTTTTCTCCAATCAAAGTAATTAACTTCTTTAAAATTAATCGAGATTAAATCTTTTTTTAATGAGTTGAAATCCCATATGTAATAATGGAAATTTTCTTTGTAAGTTTGACCACCATATAGGAACCCCATTAATTTTGATAAATCTTTGGTCTCATTATAATGTTCGTTAACTGATTGGAAATTAGGTACGGATATTCGTAACACACCACCTTCTTTTAAAATTTCAAACCATCGTTTTAACACATTAAGATATTCATGTCGACCAAAATGTTCTAATACGTGACAAGCGTAGATTACGTCAACACTATTGTTGGGTATTTTATTTAACTTGTAAATATCGTCAATAATGTCAGGATTAACGTCAGGTCTAATATCAATATTTACATACCCTTCAATTTTTTTCAACCCACAACCTAAATGTAATTTCATATTTAATTTTTTTTCTTATTTTATTTTATTAAGTTTTCATTATCAAAAAAACTATAAACGTTATCAAAATTCCCTCTTATCATTGGGACAACCATTGATAGATTACCAGGGTACAGGATGACATGTTTACATTTTGATGCGATAATAACTAATGACAATAATCTTTGTAAATATTCTACCTTACTCATTTTATATTTCTCATAAAATGTTGTATCACTAACTGAGTTAAGTTTAACGTGAAAACCTTTTAAATCCTCGGAAAATGGTAATTCATCTAATATGTTAATACTGATTTTACTGTTGAATTCGTTAAAGACAGTGATATCGTCGGTCTGTAATATAATTTTGTTATTTTCTAAATTATTGTCGTTAATTATTTTTAAGTAAGTATCCACTGATGGTACATCATTCTCCACAACCTTATCAGTTTTTCTAGCCCAAATAAATACGGTATTATCAAAGTCGATTTTATATTTTTCTAATATGTTTGTGTATACTTTTTTAGTATCATCAGATAATGAAAAATAAGTTTTAATAACCCGATTAATTATGTCAAAATTTATGTGGTGTTTTTCTCTACCTAAACCTAAATGACTTGGTTCTTGATATCTTAAAGTATGTTTAAAAACATTATCTGAAATATCACTTAAATTAATCTTTTCATGGTTAATTTTAAATAACTTCGTATAGAAATCTAATGTATCATCATATTCGGTTAACGTTAATGAAATATTTTCAGGGGTTAAACCCATATAAATGTATGTCAGTATCCCATATGAACATACACACAAATTTGAAAATAAACCAGCATGTCTATTTAGATAATATGT